TATGAACACGCACTTCATGTATTAGGAGTTCATTAATGAATGATAAAAGATTAGCCAAAGGCCTAATTATTTTATTATTGCTTCCATTGACATTGGCATATTTTAGTGGCGATAAGTTTCGTTACCCGTGCCAAGACCCAGCAAATTGGGACAAAGATATGTGCAAGTTGCCATATTGTGATGTAACAAGAACTTGTCCTTCTCACATTTTTAAGGGTCAAAATGATCCACGCTTGGGACCAGATGGAACTAAACCGATTGCACAAAATACACCAACACCAATAATGCCAACAACTGGAGCGAATTGCAAATGAACTTGAATATTTTTAATAAAGAAGAAAAGAAATCAGAAGATAACTTCATGTATACCGAAGAGCAGTTGATGGCTCGTCTGAAGTTTTTTATTGGTATTTGTTTAGCACTTACATTGTTTGGCATTGTATTTGTTGTATTGTATTCGTTGATTTTTGTAACTCAACCACTCAATGCAATCTCACCAATTGACCAAAAATTCTTTGAGTTGATTATTCCTATTGCTACATTCTTAACCGGCACATTGTCTGGTATCATGTTGGCAGGTGGTGATAAAGATGCACAAAAGATGGCACTACAAGCTGCAACACGGCCTACAACAGTAAGTCCTGCACCAACAACACCATCTACACCAAGTTTTAGTGGTGTAACAACACCTGCTTTTGTTGCATCGGCACCTGCACCATCGCCATTTGCACCAGCAGTTACAACAGGATTTGGTGGTAAACCAGCACCACTTCAACCACCTCAACCAGAGATTTAATAAATGAATTGGTTGAATAGTATGCTATCCGATGGACACAATGGGTCTATCAGTAGTAAAAGAGTTATAACCCTTTTATCATTTTTAATTTGTGCTTTTGCACTTGTCGCTGACATTTTTGGTTACAAGGTAACACCATCATTGTTTGATTCAATGATATACCTTGTAATCGCAGGATTAGGCTTTACCGCCTCAGAAAAATTTGCTAAAAAGGAAGAACAGAAATGAAAGCATTCAATACATTCGCATGGACTTTTATTGCCGTAGCAGTAGCATTAACTGCCGTTAATACAGCACAAGCTGCCGAAACCAAGAAAGCCTGTGTCATGCAGAAAGACCAGAAAACAGGTAAAGAAAAAGAAGTTTGTAAAGAAATCAAAGTGCATAAGAAATTAGAAGGCACACCAGTTCCAGAGAAGAAATGATGGCCAAAGTAGATGAAAGACTAGGTATAGTCGAAACCAAGGTACACATCCTTGATGAGAAATTAGATGAGCTAAAAGTGGATGTTAAGGATATGCATGATTGCCTTGATAAAACACGAGATGACTTGACAGAGCAGCTTAAAACCATGTATGATGCTTCATGCAGTCAACATTCAGCTTTGGCAAAAGAAATCAATGCACTTAAATCTCAGAGAGATAAGTGGGTATGGTTGTCAGCAGGTGCACTTGCCGCTTTTGGTTGGTTATCTGGCCACATGGAAATCATTACAAAAATATTTCAATAGTGTTGACAATTCAGTAGTATTTTGTTATAATCCTATATTATGAGTTTAAGTGTAGAGTCCAAATATATTGGACTAATTTCCCATCGTCTGAGAAACTTCAAGCGTAAGCAAGATTACCTTTGGAATTTCTCATGCCCGATTTGCGGTGATTCTAAGAAGAATCTCCTCAAGGCTCGTGGGTATGTGTATAAGAAAGGCAACAATCTATTCTATTCGTGCAAAAATTGTGGAATAGGTACAAGTCTAGGTAAATTATTGGAGAATGTAGATGGTAGTTTATACAAGGAATATGTCCTTGAACGGTATAAATCAGGTGAATCCGGTTTCTCCAATTTTAAGGAGCCAACATTCAACGTACCCTCGCCAAGATTTGATAAACTTGACAAACCAAAAATCTTTGAGCACGCCGAGTTCTGTTCTAACCTATCAAGTGAGCATTTTTGCTTAGCATATCTAAAGAATCGTAAAATTCCAGATAGGTTCTACAAAGACCTATTATTCACATCACACTATAAGAAGTTTATAGATGCCTTGGTGCCTAACCATGGCAAGAAATTGATTGATGATGCTCGAGTTATTATACCATTCTATGATGTGTATAATAACCTGATTGCTGTATCAGGCCGTGCATTAGAAACCTCCGATAAAACACTTAGATATATAACCATTCGCACCACTAATAGTGAAGAAAAATTGGTGTTTGGTATGGATAGAGTGAGTGTTCACGAACCTGTCCGTGTTGTTGAAGGTCCCCTTGATAGTTTATTTGTAAAGAATTGCATTGCAAGTGCTGATGCTAATCTTGCTATTGTTGCAGAAAATATTTCAGCAGGTAAGAAAGTTTTAATATTTGATAATGAACCACGCAATAAAGAAATTGTGAAGATGATGCAAGAAAGCATCAAATCCAATCACCATATCGTCATTTGGCCTAATACTATACAAGCAAAAGATGTCAATGAAATGGTTATGAGTGGCATATCAGTTGGTGAGATTGAAAGTATTATAAGTAGTAACACATTTAACGGTTTACAAGCACAGACCAAATTTGTTTTTTGGAAGAAAGTATAATAATAAGATTGGAGTTTTAATGAGTGATATCGTTCACGGTATTAAGGTAGATTATTCTCGTGATTCATTGTTTGATGAATTGGGAATTAAAAGATTGAAAGAGTCCTACATGAAAGAGGACGAAACATCACCGCAAGAGAGGTTTGCATATGTTTCAAAAGCGTTTGGCTCTAACGAAGAGCATTCACAGAGGTTGTATGAGTATAGTTCCAATCATTGGCTTTCTTATTCTACTCCCATTCTTAGCTTTGGTCGCAGTAAGCGTGGTCTTCCTATATCATGTTTTCTCCCTTATCTACATGATTCGGCAGAAGGACTAGTAGATTGCCTTGCTGAAGTAAATTGGTTATCAATGCTAGGCGGTGGCGTAGGCATCGGCATTGGTATTCGTAGTGCTGATGACAAATCAACAGGCGTAATGCCACACTTGCGTACCTATGACGCCTCATCACTAGCCTATCGTCAAGGCCGCACACGCAGAGGGTCATATGCAGCCTATCTTGATATCAGTCATCCTGATGTATTAATGTTCCTTGAGATTCGTAAACCAACAGGCGACCAGAATATGCGTTGCCTGAATTTACATCATGGCATTAATATCACCGATGAGTTTATGCACCTTGTTGAGCAATCAATGCTTGACCCAAACTTTGATGACACATGGCAATTAAAAGACCCAGCATCAGGTGAAGTAAGAGATACTATTTCTGCTCGTGAATTGTGGCAGAGAATTTTAGAAACAAGAATGTTAACTGGTGAACCATATATTCATTTCATTGACACCAGCAATCGGCTCATGCCACAATTTCAGAAAGATTTAGGTCTAAAGATTCAACAATCAAACCTATGCTCTGAGATTATTCTACCAACAGATAAAGATAGAACAGCCGTTTGCTGCCTATCGTCAGTTAATTTGGAGTATTATGATGAATGGAGAACTAACAAATTATTTCTTAAAGATATTGCCGAGATGCTTGATAATGTCCTTGATTACTTCATTACTAATGCTCCTGATGCTGTTCATCGTGCAAAGTTTAGTGCCGAGCGAGAGCGTTCTATTGGTATCGGTGCTCTTGGGTTCCATGCTTATCTACAGCGTAACGGTATTGCTTTTGAAGGTGTTATGGCCAAAGTAGCCAATAACAAAATGTTCAAACATATTAGGAGTAAGTTAAATGAAGCAAATCTTGAATTGGGTGCAGAACGTGGCTCTCCTAGTGATTGTGCTGGCACCGGCTTACGGTTCGCTCATGTTATGGCTGTGGCCCCAAATGCTTCTAGCTCTATCCTTATGGGTAACACCAGTCCTTCTATTGAGCCATATCGTGCTAATGCTTACAGACAAGACACCTTATCAGGAGCATATCTGAATAAGAATAAATTCCTTGATAAAATTCTTAGAGAAAAGGGTTTAACAGAAGAACAAATGCAAGATACATGGTCGTCTATTATTGCAAACGATGGTTCGGTTCAGCATTTAGATGTGTTAGATGAAACGCAGAAAGATGTGTTTAAGACCAGTATGGAAATTGACCAACGCTGGGTGATTGAACACGCAGCTGACCGCCAAGTGTATATTGACCAAGCACAATCATTAAATCTATTCTTTAGACCAGATGTGAATGTCAAATATCTTCATGCCTGCCATTTTTTGGCATGGAAAAAAGGATTGAAAACACTATACTATTGCCGTTCAGAGAAGTTAGCAAAGGCTGATAAGGTGTCTAAGCGTATTGAAAGAGAAGTTATCAAAGAACTAGATATGACCGCTATCGCACAAGGTAATGAATGTTTGGCGTGTGAAGGGTAATGAAACTAACAAAGGCTGCCGCTGAAAGAATTCGTGATTTAATTATTGAAGAAAACGAACCTAAATTAAAAGGTTTGAGGGTTGCTCTCAGAGGCGGTGGTTGTAATGGCTTTGAATATGTTTTTACTTTTGAAGATACAATAGAAGAAGATGATTTTGTTTTTGAAGCAACAGATGTTAAACTAATAGTGGATTATATGTCAATGGAATACTTAAATGAAGCAACATTAGATTATGTTGAAAAGCCTTTTGAATCAAGGTTTGTAATTAGTAATCCAAATGTAAAATCTTCTTGCGGTTGCGGTTCATCGGTGGGTTTTTAATGGCACACATTGTAGCAAATTTACCACCGGTAAAATGTTTTGTTCGTAAAGAATTTCTCTATGACTTTGAAAAAGGTCATGGAGAACTTGAGCCATGTTGGTGGGTAAGTATCAAATCGTTACGAGGCCAAGCGTTTCGCATTGAGGCCTATTTAAATGAATATGGTGCATTGTATGACAAACTACCACTACACGCATTTTGTTGGAAACCAATTGAAGGCACTCCACAACCACTAGATAGTTTACAGTTATGGGATTGTTTATCATATGATATTACTGTTCTAAAGAAAGCACAGTTACAATCCATGAAATGTAAGTTTAAGTTGAAAAATGGAGATTGGATGTATGGGGTATACCTTTTCACAGTTGATAGTGCCCATCCTGATTTTAATACTCTTGATACTGGCTTTTCCGAAGATGTTGAGGATCACAAGTCTTATAATTTTGTTATGTGTGATAACGGGCAGTTTGCTGCTCAACCAAATAATAGGTTGATTATATTAGAACCAAGTAGTAACCCAAAAGAATTAAAGATGCCAGATTTTAAAGTAGCAACTAAGAGATGGTCAGTAGAAACCGAGGCCAAATGGGCACTAGGAAACACCAACACAGTAATGTATGAGAGAAAAGATGATTAAGAAAACAGAAAGTAAATTAACAGATACACGCAACAGTTTTAAACCATTCAATTATCCATGGGCATATGAGGCATGGTTGAAGCATGAGCAATCACATTGGTTACACACAGAAGTGCCAATGCTTGAAGATGTGAAAGATTGGAAAAAGAAACTCACACCAGCTGAGAAACACTTTTTAACCAATATTTTCCGTTTCTTCACACAAGGCGACATTGATGTGGCAGGTGGTTATGTAAAGAACTATCTGCCATATTTTCCACAACCAGAAGTGCGTATGATGCTGATGGGCTTTGCAGCTCGTGAAGCATTACATATTGCGGCATATTCACACCTGATTGAAACATTGGGTCTGCCTGACACAACCTATAATGATTTTATGGAGTATCAGGAGATGAAAGACAAGCATGATTATGTGCTTGATATTTCAGATAAGAACGGCACCAAAGAAAACACAGCACGACATATTGCAGTATTTTCAGCCTTTACAGAAGGTATGCAGTTGTTTAGCTCATTCATTATGTTACTAAACTTTCCACGCCAAGGTAAAATGAAAGGCATGGGTCAAATCATTACATGGTCAATCGTTGATGAAACAATGCACGCTGAGTCCATGATGAAACTATTTAAGACCTATGTGCATGAGAACACCGAAATATGGAATGATGAATTAAAACAATCTATCTATGCCATTGCAGAAAAAATGGTTGAATTAGAAGATAAATTCATTGACCTTGCTTTTAGTATGGGTGAAATGGAAGGTTTAACACCTGCTGATGTTAAACAATATATTCGTTATATTGCTGACCGCAGATTAATTGGCCTAGGCATGAAAGGCATTTTCAAAGTCAAACGCAATCCATTGCCATGGGTTGAAGAAATGATTAATGCTCCAACACACACTAACTTTTTTGAAAACCGTTCAACAGATTATTCTAAGGGTGCATTAAGTGGTACATGGGACGATGTTTGGGGTAAAGCCGCCTAATGTTAATTCTCTACACATTGGTGATGACCCACATCACCATTCTTTGTGTTACAATGTATCTCCATCGCAGTCAAGCACACCGAGCAGTAACATTTAATCCTGTATTAGAACATCTCATACGATTTTGGCTATGGCTTACAACAGGCATGGTCACCAAGCAATGGGTTGCTATACACCGTAAACACCATCAGATGACCGACCAAAAAGGTGACCCACACTCACCAAAGATATTTGGTATTTGGCGTGTATTATTTGGTGGTGCATTTCTATATCACGAAGCATCAAAAGATAAATTAATGGTTGAAGCATACGGCAAAGGAACACCTGACGATTGGATTGAGAAGAATATATACTCAAAGTATAGCCTTGTAGGCGTAATAGCATTATTGATTATTGAAACCTATCTATTTCACGGATGGGGTATTGTTATGTGGTTGATACAGATGGCTTGGATTCCATTTTGGGCTGCAGGTGTAGTCAATGGTGTTGGCCATTATTGGGGTTATCGTAACACAGAAACAAACGACACATCTAAAAACATTATACCAATGGGTCTAATTATTGGTGGTGAAGAACTACATAATAACCATCATAATAAACCAGCAAGTGCAAAACTATCTGAAAAATGGTTTGAATTTGACATGGGTTGGTTTTGGATTAAAACACTAAGTTATTTGAAATTAGCAAAAATTAATAGGAAATAAAATGAAAAAATTATTACTTGTATTATTAGCAACACCATTGTTAGCATTTGCACAAAAAACTCCTCAAGGTGTAACCTATGACGCTCAGATTGTCCGTGTAAACGATGGCGATACTGTTGTCATAGCGGCTCCTTTTTTACCTGCACCACTTAAACCCGAGCTTGCCGTTAGAATATTCGGTGTGGATACTCCAGAAAAAGGACACAGAGCCCAATGCCCTTCAGAAGATGCCAGAGGACAAGCCGCAAGTGAATTCACAAAGAAAGCAGTATCAGCTTCCACTCAGCGCCAAGTTGTGTTGTATGGGTGGGATAAATTCGGTGGCCGTGTTTTGGGCGATATCATATTGAATGGCCAATCATTACGCACCATGTTAATTAAAAATGGTTTTGCTCGTGAGTATTTTGGTGAAGCCAAGCAATCATGGTGTAATTAATGACCGTATTAAAGCATAAATGTTCTGAGTGTGATTCAAAGTTTAAGATTGAATATGATGAAAGAGAAGTAGAAGATAGTCCAGCATACTGTTCATTTTGCGGAACCTATATACAGGAGAGCGAAATGGAGCAGGATGAAGATTATTAATGTGGCTTTATTATAATACAGCAGAACAATTCAACGAAGAAGATATACAAAACCATTACGGTTTTGTGTATCTTATCACACACATTTCAACAGGCCGAAAGTATATCGGTAAGAAATTTTTTACTAAATCTAAAACGAGGCAAGTAAAAGGCAAAAAGAAAAAGAGCAGAGTATCAAGTGATTGGTTAACCTATTGGGGTTCCAACGAAGTATTAAAAGAAGAAGTCAAACAAAATGGGGAGGATGCATACACAAGAGAAATTCTACATTTATGCAAATCTAGGTCAGAGTGTTCGTATTGGGAAACATTTGAGATATTCTATCGCCATGCTCTATTAAGTGAACAATACTATAACTCATGGGTGACCTGTAAAATTCACAAATCTCATGTATTAGGAAAAATAAATGGCTCGCAACAAAGCTCTAATCGACAATGTAACAGAACTGAAACCAGTTAACAAATCCAATCAATTACGCATACGAATTGATGACCTCAAAACCTTCCAACCACTCACAGAAAACCAAAGATTATTTTTTGAAGCATACAAACGCCAAGATTATTTTGTAGCACTACATGGTGTTGCAGGCACAGGTAAAACATTTTGTGCCTTATATAAAGCACTTGAAGAAGTTTTAGACAAATCAAACCCATTTACCAAAATCATTGTAGTTAGGTCTGCCGTGCAATCACGGGAGATTGGTCATTTACCCGGCGATGTAAATGAAAAGATGGACATCTATCAACAACCTTATCGCCAGATATGTGAAACACTATTTGGTCGCAAGGATGCATGGGATAGGCTCGAAGAACAGGGTCATATTGAGTTTATATCTACATCATTTATCCGTGGAATGTCCTTTGATTCCGCCATCATTATTGTTGATGAAATGCAGAATATGACATTTGAAGAATTGGATACTGTTATGACCCGTGTTGGCCATATGTCAAAAATCATTTGGTGTGGTGATTATCGGCAGACCGATTTGAACAAAAAGAAAAATGATATGTCAGGCATTCTTAAATTCTTTGATATTGCCATGCACATGGCGGCTTTTACTAAAATTGAATTTACCGCTGATGACATTGTTCGGTCAAGTTTAGTAAAAGATTATATTTTGGCGAAAATTCAACACGAAGATAACATTTCATAAGGTGAAATTAAACTTTAATTGGTTTTTGTAAAGAGTGCCATGCTTTTTTTTGGCTGCATATTGAGCTGCATGGCTCTTACAACAAAATCTTTTAATTGAAGAATTAATATATTTTCCGCAATCTGGATATAAACAATATTCCGTTATTTGTGCTTTTGTATAAGGCGCTTTTGATTTATTATGCTTATTGGCATTTATTTGGTTCACGCCTTTGGTTTCATTTATTAGTTTTGTTTCAAATGCAAAAGCGCTCTTTCTATCAGGAAACTCAGCTACAACTTCATAATCAAAGTTATTAAAGTTCTTTTTAACATAATCATTAGATGTAAAGTAATGTTTGCCTAAGTCCTCATTAGCTGGTACTGTATTTTTGAATCTATATCCAATGTAAAATCTACCTGTATTTTTTTCGGTACAACGGTAAACATAAGGTAATACTAATTTTGAGTTATCATAGATATTCATGCTGGCATAGTCCTTTTATGTTAGAGTAGGTGCGAACTGTAATTCGGCGACCTACACCTATATATACCTTAAATTATTTGCGTTTGCAACATAAAAAAGCATATATACTCCATATAGATTCTCATTAAGAGGTCTACGGAGAAAAAAATGCTTAATAAAATTTTATCACTATTCACCATTGACAGGCAATCTATACTAGAAAGTTATATTGCCAGTCGTCAGCCATTATCACAGGCTGATGTTGAAAGATTGATTAGAGAATTTGAGCGTCATACTTCATTTAATTATTAATCACTAAGGATATTACCATGTTTAACCTAAACACCATTCAAGAAACCACCAAGTATTTTGCTGACCAATTTGCACAGTATGCTGTAGCAAAAGATGTGAAAGAATTCACCAAGAAAAGCCAAGACTTTACTGTAGCCTTAATTGACGCACAGTATAAGGCAACAGTAGCAACCTTTGATGCCATTGGTTCATTTGCAGGTAAAGAATCCACTACATACCTAGATAAAGCAAAGGAAGTAGTAGATACAGTAACAGAAAATGCAAAAGAAATCATTCAAACTGGCACCCTCAAGAGTTTTGCTAATGTTGGACATAAGAAATAACTCACGGAGTTTTAGCCCGGTTGTTCGTAATGGATGGGCAATAAAGTTCTCAGTTTATCGTGAGGACAATATATTGCTCATCTTTACATCCTGTTTCACAGGCCAAACTATTGTTCGTTATTTTACTTGTGAAGAAGATGCTGTGGAATACATCAATTTTGTGTGTGAACAAAACCCACAGATGCCAATTGAAGCGTAGTATCAAGTTTTACTAAATAGAGCATAAATATATCATTATAGATTATAGGATAAACAATGCCTCTTAATAAAGTCACAGCAGATTCCATCGCAGACAACGCAGTAATTGCCGCTGATATTGCGGATGGTACCATCACATTAGCCAAACTACAAAGTGGCTTACTCCCTTCAGCAATAGCGAATTCAGGTGCCTCATACGCCAATGCAGCCTTTGCTACTGCTAACACAGGAACAGCTTCTGGCTCATATGCCAATTCAGCGTTTGCAGCCGCTAATACAGCAACAGCTTCTGGCTCATATGCCAATTCAGCATTTGCTACTGCCAATACGGTAGTTTCTGCTAGTTCATATGCTAACTCAGCATTTGCTACTGCTAATACGGTAGTTTCTGCTAGTTCATATGCTAACTCAGCATTTGCTACTGCTAATACAGGAACAGCTTCAGGTTCATATGCAAATAGTGGATTTGCCGTAGCTAACTCTGCCGCTGGATATGCTAACTCCGCATTTGCAAAAGCTAACACTGCTGGTGTTGGAACAGTAACTTCAGTTGCTACTGGTAATGGATTATCAGGTGGAACAATTACTTCTACTGGAACCTTAGTAGTTGCTTGTCCTACATTTAATACTGTTGGAAGTTATTGTTTTGTTAATGGCAATAGCAACGGATCTTCTGTTGTTAATTTTACTCCAGGAAGTAATTATTCAGCAGGTAGTGGTCAAGGTCAAATTCAAGCATCTTGGTTGCGATCAAATTGTGGATTTATACAAGAAGTACAAAATAATTTATCGGGGACTTGGAAATGGATGGCAGGTGGACCCGGTAATACCAATAGTGGCGGACTTACTGGACTTGCTTGTAGAGTTTCTTAAAAAGGAAAATATATGTTTACACTTCAATATGCTAAAGATCCAATTTATAACAATGCAGAAGGAACTGCAATTTATCTTACAGTTAAATGGGAAGAATTTGTAGAAGAAATGCCTTTTGGTGCTTGTTCTTTTGACCCTGAGCCTTGGGGTGTTGATCTATACAATCGTGCAAAAGCGGGTGAATTTGGTGAGGTAGCACCTTATGTAGCATCCATTGTTCCAAGCATTGACTTTGAGCCTACTTCAACAGGAACGCAAACTTTATGATTAAACAAATTAGCCCTAAACATACATTTACTTATAATGGGGCTACTTTAAATGTTTATCATGCTAATAAAGGACAAGGACTGCCTAGACATCAACATTTTTATAGTCATGCAACTATTTGTCATTCGGGTTCTTGCATAGTGCGAGTAGAAAGCAAAGAATTAATTATGACTAAAAATACTCAACCTGTTAATTTATTAGGTAACAAATGGCACGAAATTGAAGCGTTAGAAGATAAAACTGTGTTTGTAAATGTATTTGCAGAGGGTAAAAATTGAAAACAGAATACGATAAAGGCAGAATTTATCCTAATAGTGTTCCTGAGTTTAGAACACTACAAAAACAAGATGGAACGCTAGAAATGCAAGTGCGGTATAGGAACGATGCAATGGGTTATTTAGGTAAATGGATGCCTGTTCAAAATGAAATAGAAGAATCAGTCAAATCATAAAACCCACCGTTGAGTGGGTTTTTTATTGCCTCTCTTTATTGAGAATTAATATATAATGGCAGTAAAGGAGATATATTATGGTTACCGATGAAGAATTACTTACAATATCAAAAAAAGTAGATACCCTTCTATCCACTCTTGCGGTAGAATACCAAGTTCCAGCTCTTGAATTATCGGCAGTTATTCTTGCCCGTTTAATTCTTCTCAATAACGAATTCCAAAATCAAAAAGACTTTCGCAATCTGCTTAATGCGATTGCCGATAGGCCTATTCTTGCTGATCCACCTAAGGCAAATCTTCACTAATGATTGATCCAATTATTGCAAATAAAATAAAGGCATGGTATAATGGCCTGTATCGTGGTGAAAAATACTTGGTGCTCATAGGCACATTCTTGGTCATACTTGCAGCTTTACTATGGGTAACAAAAGACTTTACTACACGAGAAACACCTAAGCCAATCATTCTACAAGGAAAATATTAATGGATGCAAAGAATGTAATTGACCGCATTAAGAACCTAAAAGAGTTTGAGGTGGTCATAGATATACCACCTGAAGTAATGTTTGATGGCAGTCCAGTACCATTTAACCTACGGGTTGATAGAAACCGAGTAGCAAGTGTAAAATTATTGGCAGAATCACAGCAAGAGGCTGAAAAGAAAGTAAAAGATTTTTTTGTATCAAAAGGATATTACGAATGACAACATTTACATCTGACGATAGAAAGTCCGCTTATGATCCGGGCCTTAGTTGTGTTACACCTTCAAGTGCAACAGGCCTAGAAGAAGATTTGGTTGCAGAGGCACCATACCATCCAGGCTATGAAGATGCTGCTATGGCACCAAAAGATGATTTTACCGTAGTGAATACTAACGAATACAATAAACTATTACAGGAGGTTGCAGAGTTTAGAAAGGCAAATGCCCGTATCATGGCATTTACTAAAACTATTGTTCAGTCATTTAGAAAAGGTTAAACATGAGCCACGAAGAAGCGAAGTTTAAGCATAGTAAAAGGTTGTTGAAGGATTCAAACGCAATACAGAAGCAAGTTAAGATAGCAAAGTCCCATGGGATGCCGGTTGACAATCCACATATGTTCGCCAAGCACCACGCATTAGATTGTGGGCAACCAAATTGTGTAATGTGTGCTTCACCTCGTAAGATTTGGAAAGAAGAAACTATCCAAGAACGCAGAGCAAAACAAGAAGGTGTTGAATGACTACCTTTACAACCGAAGATAGAGAATGGGCTTTTTGGAATAACTATCATGCACCCATTTATAATAGGCAGACAGAGATTCAATTCTTCTGGCCATTGACCGAGCAATTGCCATTGGAATTGGACTATGCACCATGTGAACCGCCAAAGTTAAAAGTAAATTATGACCAAACCCATACATTCTATCCAACCACAACGGGAAACATTACTATCACGGGCGCCAATATGTGCCTTGATGTAGAAACCACCACGGTAAAACTAAAATCATCACCTCATTTGCTACAAAGAATACTGTATAATTTGCTTGGAATCAAATGGGAAATTAAATGAACTGGATTGTATACCTATTAATATTTTGCTTTGCCTATGCATTTGGCTTTGATGCAGGTCGAAACCATGCCCATGTTGAAGTAATGACCAATCAATGTGAAAAACTATGAACCATAACTTTTGGGGTGAACCCGATGACATTGAACCATTGCCCGATTGGATGAAACCTAATCAATCCATCCGTAGACCAAGTAAATCTATCACCGATATAATACACGAAACAATGAAAAAACCTCCGATACCACAGATACCTGATGAACCCACTAACACTACTGAATAATGCCATTGATAGCCTTTGGTACTGGACATATGGTCTTATCGTAGGCTGGGGTGCTTCATTCACCATTGTGGTGGCACTACTCATACTCTGCTTCATTAAAATAGTCCGTCTTAATAAGAAAATCCAAGACCTCTCCAATCGTGTAGTGGTCAATGAGCGAGAGATGAATTTTCATATCAATGATACTAGAAAAAACAGTTGAACGCACGGCACAATGGAATAAAGAGACCAATGCATGGCAAATAGAAGAAGCAATGGTCTATCAATGGTATACAAACCAAAACAATCCCAAATCACCCATATATAAAAGTTTAACCGATGCACTACAATGGATTATAGCCCACGATGAACACCTATCGTAGTATCTTCATCTCCGATGTTCACCTTGGCACCCGTGATTGCCAGGCCGAGAAACTGAATAATTTTCTGAAGCACCACACTTGCGATACTCTATACCTTGTGGGTGATATTATTGATGCATGGAAAATACAACAAAACAAGTGGCGCTGGAAACAATCTCATTCTAATGTAGTGCGAAGAATCCTAGGCCATGCCAAGCGAGGCACCAGAGTAGTGTATGTTGCAGGTAACCACGATGAATTCCTACGACCAATGATACCCTATGGCCTAAGCTTCGGTGCCATACAGATATGCAACCAGACCGAGCACATAGATGCCAATGGTAAACGATTACTGGTTACACATGGAGATTTATTTGATGGTATCTCCAAACTTGCACCATGGTTGACTTTCCTTGGTGATAAGTTATATGATATGGTGCTCAATTGGAATTCTACCTTTAATGCCTTCCGCCGTAAATTTGGGCTGGGCTATTGGTCGCTCTCTCGCTTTCTAAAGTATAAAGTAAAGAAAGCCTCTGATTTCCTACTAGGGTTTGAAAAGAATATTTCCGAGTATTGTAAAAAGAAAGGATATGATGGTGTCATTTGTGGGCATATCCACCATGCCGAGATAAAAGAACTCAATGGTATACTGTATATGAACGATGGCGATTGGGTAGAATCCTGTACCGCATTAGTAGAAACCCACGAAGGTATATGGAAAATAATACATTGGACAAAGGAAAAGGATGAGAATGAAGTAACCACCCATGAGAAACAGCAAGAGTGGCTAAAAACTGTCCGAAAGACGGAGTATTAATATGAGTAGAAAAAATATGTATTATAAAAAATTTAAAAATATTGATTCTTTTGAAACGGTAGATGAATTCCTCTCTCGTGGAGGCACTATTGATACTAGTAAAAAAGATGGAATTGTCCGTAAACAAAGAAAACTTAAACAACCCACTATTTTAAATAATGATTATTCCAATAAAGAATTTGAAGAGCGGCTACACCGATTTTATAATTCAAAACGGTGGAAATTGATTAAAGAACAAGTATATAAGACCCATGCTCATTTATGTCCAGTATGCGGGTCAGAAGAAAATTTAAGAGTAGACCATATAAAACCAATCAGACATTATCCTGCATTAATTGATGATATGAATAACCTTCAAATATTGTGTAATGAGTGTAATTTAGAAAAGGGGTCTATGATAGATTGGTCTTTAGGGTGGCACATTGCAAATAAAAGTATTTTAGAAGAAAAACAAAAACTCATTGAACTTAAAAAACTCAAAGAACCTAAAAAAAATGAAGAAGAATTTAGTAAAAAAATTGAAATACTAAGAACTTTTGAGTCGTGGCAACTAGATGATATATTTCGTGCATGGAATGCCTATTGTAGTAGAATGAATAAAGCAGGGATGGACATAATTAACCAATATGATTTTATTGAACATATAAAATTCTATGTAAGAGATATTAGATTGGCTAAAAAATATGTTCAAGACAATTGGAGAAACATAACTAGTGAACCTACAACAAAACCAAAAGAATTTAAACTAAAACCAAAAGAATTTAAACAATCAAAGCTTCATAGAGTAACAAAAGAAGGTAAAATTATAGTAGTAAATAGTGGTAAAAAGTAGCAAAAAGTGGTAGAGAACCAACATAGATATCCACCATGCCAGGCGTATATAAAGAGAAACAATGTCCCCAATGTAAAAAACTACACAGAGGGCGAGGGAATTTCTGCTCGATTTCCTGCGCCAATACTGGTCAAACTAAATCTCCCGAAACTAAACAGAAGCTTGCAGAGAAATCCAGAGAGTATCGCAGAACACCCGAAGGTATTGCGACCACTAAGGTTATTGCGAGAGTAACTGAGAAGCGTCACGCAGGTATTCAAACACTTCCCGAAGATGATTGGATAGTAGAAATTCCAATAGATAATGAAGATGATGATGGCTTCCGTCTATAACTGACCATTCCGGTCAAGTATTATCCTCAATGGAATCAATGACTTAGCGAGGGCTTGACATTTGCCTCGGATCGTGTATAATGGTTTACATGATGAAAAATAAAGACAAAATTTTAGAAGATATCCGATTAATTAAAAAACACATTGAAGAATCTCCAATGGAATTTGATTTGCAATATGAGTGCATTTATGCCATGCAGAGAATCCTCAATATTACTGATAAACAACCTGAATTCTCCGATGCTGAGATTGATGCAATTTATTGTGCTATGGGAGATTATCAAGATTACGGAGATGAAGAATCCGAACTAGCCAATAGTATCAGAGAAAAATTATCATGATGTTGCTTAAAAACAACAGCCCCTTGACAATTGCCTTGGAACGTGTATAATGGTTTATATGATGACAAATAAAGATTTAATTTCTCTCCTCCTGACGGGTACCATGTTGTTCTCGTTTTCTCTTGTAATTTACTTTGTATTGGTGATTGCTTAATGTTTAATGGTAAAATTCTAGTTAAGACCCGTACCATGGTGCCAGGTTCACATCGTATGGAATCGTATCAGGACACCTGGCAGGACTCTATTGATATCGCCTATGATGGTGAGTTAACCTCCGAGGTTTGCACCGCTATCATTGAGGCATTCAAAAAGTCCCGCTTCATGGGCAAAGCTCAGAGTGGTTACGGTGCTTTGCGTTGGAGTAATGGTGACACTATCATTGGTGTAGATAGGGTTAAACGTCAACTAATTTTGGGCTCATCAATGAGCTTGTGTGATTAATGAGTGGAATGAAACATTTTTTGGATCAAGTCCAAGAGTTATTAGAGGCTGGCTGTAATGCGGATGTTATCTCGCAGAAGCTGGGTTGTTCATTAGAGATGGCTGAGCAGGCCATAGAATTTTGGAGTGATTATGCAGAGTAATATGGATTCAGCGTTACAGGCCTATGCAGAGTACCTAAAGGAATGTTATATGAGCCGTGGTGCTTCATGGGCAAAAAGTGGCTTTGACCGCCAGTTGGTGGTTGAATTTGATAAGGGCTCGAAGTTTATTAAGGTCATCATTGGCTACAGTACCGATGGGATTCGTGATACTTCCCGTAGTAGCCACTCTTTTATCGTGTTGAAGTCGGATAAATTTCAGGTTGGCGATATATTGAAGTCCGCCAGTTGGAGGGCGCCCGCTAAGAATTTCGCCCGTGGTAATGTGCTAGAAAAGTCTTATGGATCAATCAGTTGGTGTGGTGCCTAACCTGTTGTTTTTAGGCAACAAAGTGCTTGACTTTTGCCGTGGTTCGTGTATAATGGATTTTGTTGAGTTGATAAAAGAAAAGGAATTATTATGACTACATTTAGTATTGTGAATGAATTAAACCTCGCTGATAAACGTGCCTTAATTGTTGAATTGAAGGACGCTATCCGAGTTGATTTGATGGCTGCTCGTGTGGCGAAAGCGAAAGCAAAAGAAATTAAAAAGATTGCTCGTGAAAACAAAGCCTATGACCGTGCTGCCAAGAAGGCCGCTCGTATCGCTAAGTTAGAAGCAAAGCTCGCTGCTCTCAAAAATCCAGTTGGTATCAAAGCTGTCAAGGCCAATAAGAAGCCTTCCAATGTTACCGTTTTGAAGGCTGCTTAATATGGTTACCTATAAAATCTACCTTAGACCTACCAGTGAGCTCTATTACACTACCACGAGCCTTATTGACCTTGAGGGCACTTGCCAACGGCTAGATGCTCTTACTGTTTCCTATTATATCGTTAGCTAATGAAAATCACCACGGCTATTCGACAGCTACAGAAGGAGTGCGAATTCCTTGGGCTGTCATTCAATAAGCTTCTAACCGAGCTAGAGAAAGCACCGCTGTCTTTTCCGCTGAGAACCATTGAGGCTTATAAAGTGTATAGAATGGAGTTTCCAATTGCGTAAATTAATCAGTACCGAATTTGGTCGCCGAATGAGCACCAATAACGCTCTAGCGGCCATGCACCAAAGCGCTAGTATGGGTTTGACCAAGTGGGTCAATAAAGATATACGCAAGGCTGCGGCCACTGGTGACTGGTCAGAATTAGAAGCAAAGGCTATGAAACAGCTGACCAAATTTAGGAATGATTTTTATGCGTAGAAAGCGCTCAGACCGTAACCATGTATTGTATCAGTTGACCATAGGAGAGGACACCTATATTGGCCTCACCGCAGCAATTGGTCAGGCTTATCTCCGTTCAGTAAAGGTGAGAGTCCAGAAGCATATGAGTAGAGCCAGAAAAGAGTCCAAGGATTGGGCAATTTGTGAGGCTCTAAGGTCGGATGAAGCGGTGCAGTATGAGGTCATAGAGGTGGTGAGAGGTCGCAAGGCAGCTCATAGTAGAGAGCGAGAGCTCATAGCATCGCTGAGTCCTTCTCTCAATACTTTCTAAGCTAAAAGCTAAAATCGAATTGAAAACCAATGTAAGGATCCTTAGTATTTGGCTGAGTGCAGTAAGGGTACCACATGACTTATTTTCGCTGTTTGTTTCAAAGAGTTTCTATTAGTTCCAGCGAAAAAACTTTTGGATTCTCAGACTTCAAAAAAATCCGCGGCCAGGAAATTTGCCGTGGAAGTCGATTGGGTAATGTATCCTATACTATACAATTACCTGTGTTTTTGTCTATAATGTGTTACAATGGTTTATTATTAGGAGAGCATCATGGATTTTTCAGATAAAGAACAGTTAATTGCCACCATTATTTGTGGCATACTCATAATCATTGGTATCTCTATCTAATGGAAACCTTTCTATTATCTCTACAAGTGGCCTTTGTGTTTATTATGTGGAAATGGTCAGGTGAAGCATTTGAGCAAGGACTAAACCATATGGGTTGGTTATACATTGTGGCATCAGCGGGTAATGCAGCCTCTGTGGCGGTTGCACTTGGATTATAAGGAACAGTATGAATACTAAATTACAGAAAATATTGGCGGATGCCAAGATAGGCAAGGCAGAGTTTGATGCAGGAAGTTACTATGTCTGCTCTGAAGGTACACTAGAAACTATCATTAAGTCCGTTGTAGATGCCTGTGCAGATGAAGCACGGAGATATACTTTCAGGAGTAATGGTATATCAGAGGATTACAATGGTACTACGAATGTTGAAATTGAAATAAGGAAACTCTATGAAAGTAGTAATTAATTCGGACTACGGTGGTTTTAGTTTGTCGGATGAAGCGATTGAGGCCTATGCGGAGAGGAAAGGAATTACCCTACGCAAAGAGGAGCATCCGCAATCGGTTCTCTCAAGCGATTATTACCTTGACAATAATGAATGGTTTAATTGCCGTGAGATTCCACGGAATGATCCGACATTAGTGGCGGTGGTAGAGAAGCTTGGTGAGAAAGCGAATGGCTTCTGTGCTACTCTGAAAGTGGTAGAGATTCCCGAGGATGTGGATTGGTATATTGGAGAATATGATGGTAATGAGTGGGTCGCCGAGAAACATAGGACTTGGAGTTAGGAAGCGCCGTGGAAAACCTGAGGAAAAAGAGAGTATGAGAGAGTACCAAATTGACTGGAATAAATTGGCGAAGTTTAATATCGTGGTGAATACAACACCAAGGAATCCATTGGAAGATGTGGTAAAGAACGATGAGTTGGTTTCGTGGATGAAAGAATATCCTGATGCGATGGATGCCATTAATAAAATAAAGGATAAAAAATGAGTGATAGGTTTGATTTAGAACAAGAAATTTTGCGATGCTGGGCTATCCTTGAAGATATAGAATTAGTGAAGGATAAACCAGAGTTGATTGATTCTCTCAAAGAGGTCTATGAAGCGAAGTTCCAAAGGTGCTTTGATACCTTTACGGAATACTGGCAGTCGCAGAAAGGAAAAAAGTAATGGCATGGGAAATTAGCAACACATTATGGGGGCCAGAAGTTTTGAATCTGGCACCAAAGTGTGAAGTGAAAGGGTGTGATAATTATGCCGATAACTCTGGTTATGGAAGATATCACAAATTATGTTCGTATCATCATAAGAGTAAATATGAAATGAATGGATGGGATTATAAGCAGTATAGAAAAGATTTCTGTGAAAATGTTGATGGTCGCTTGGGTTATGCGTGTACCACTACCATCGTTGCACCAAACTGGCAATTAGAAGTTGACCATATAGATGGAGATAATTCTAACAATGTGCCAGAAAACTTGCAGACTTTATGCTCTTGTTGCCACAAGTATAAGACCTTTTTGAATGAGGAAAACCTGCCAATGCATAAGAGAAAGAAATACTTGGAAAAAGTTCTAATGGAATCAAGAGCTTAGCGGTGTTGCTTCCATGCAACAGGTGGGCTTGACTTTAGGCATGGTTCGTGTATAATGGATGCATAAATTGAGAAAAGGTTATATTATGTTGAAATTTGAAAAAGTTGCAAAAGTTGGTGATACGATTCGTGCCTATGATTTCAAGCCATGTGCTGGTCGTGATGATGCTTTCATTGAAGGTGTCGTAGAGCAAACCAATTGCACCGAACCTGGTTTTATGTCGTATAAAATTACGGTCACGGCTGATAAGTTTGTGAAGTTTGAAACCAAAGCCAATAAAAAGAATCGTGTTGGCAAAATCATGTTTGTGCCATACCAGACTAGTTTTATGGAATTTGATTTCCGTGTAATTAATTTATCGGAGTAATTATGCAAATCGAGCAAGCTATTCAAATTATTCGGCAGTACCAAGACCAATGGGGTATCAAAGGTCTTTTAGAAACCTTAGAGGAAATGAATTTATGTTTTGATGATTTAAGTTACCAAGAAGCCACGGCATTTCGTACCTTCATGGCCATGGGTCGTGAATTTTTTGCACCGATAAAGGAAACTGTATGATGTATTCCAAATATTCCGTTGATGAATTACAAGGCTACTATAGCGATTTTCATAAAGACTTTTATGGGTATCGCCCTCGTGGTTTTGGTACCGAGGAAGATTGGAATAACCGTGATTGGTTAATCTCTAACATTGATAAAATCCATGATGCCATGGATAAAATGAAAGAGACCTTTTCTGGTCGGGAAGAGCTTCGCACCAATGGTTGGGTTATTGAAGAAACCGATCCAGAGTTGGCCAAGCAAGCGAAGTGGTTGGCTGATGAACGCAAGCGGGAGTATGAAGCGTGGGTCGCCAGCATTGAAAGAAATTATACCGAGGAAAATTCAAGTGTATATTCTGCCGATTGAGCATGGACATTTTTATTATCACCTCTCCGTAGAGGAGGAAGATGATAACATTAAGTATTATCATTATGCGGTCAATAAAGAGAACCGCAATAGAATATTGTTAGATTATAGTCCGTATGATACAATGACACGGATGGCTTTTAGAGAATGTGTGGAAAAAATTGAGTAAAGTAAATATATTGAAATGGGTCGCCACCTTTGTAACACTAGGTGGTGCATTAGCAACAGCATTGATGATTGACCCATTGAATATCTGGTTGTTGAATACTGGCGCCCTATTGTTTTTGATATGGGGTTTTCTGATTAAAGAAAAAGCCATGATTGCTGTAAACTTTGGCCTCTTGGCCATTTATGTGTTTGGTTTAATTTATAGGATATAAAATGAAAATGATTACCCGTGAGCAGTATGTTGCTGTTCTGGAAGATGCCAAGAAAAGAATTGAATCTAATTATAAACCACAAGAAGAAGGAACTGGTCATTTCAATACCGCATCCTTTGTGGTAAAAGAATTAATCTTTGAAGTTAATCAGGGAAACCCACAAGAATTTGTATTATAAGTATGGAAATTATCTTTGGAGGTATTTCCATGCCAGATGCAAAAGACTTTGATGGCTTTTATATATTGCCACATAGGGAAGATGATGGCTTAAGACTTTCTTTTTTTGATTTTAGTGATGATTTTGAAAAAGGAAAGAAGATTGACCACACCAGCCTTGGTGATATGTATCATGTGGTCTTTTTAACACAAGGCGAAGATGGTAATCCTGAGTTGGATGACCACTTTGAGGCAATTTTTGCCGATCCTGAAGTGTATGTTAAGGGTTTACTTGGTGCAAATATCTACGGATGCATGGTACGAAAGACGGAAAACAGTTGGAAATGGGTTGAAGAATACCTCAAAAGACTGCTCGGTCGTGTTATGATAAACAAAATGAAAAATTATGCAGGCTCTATTGCCAAAAATTAAGAAAGGGAAATAAAAATGCCTAATTGGTGTGCTAATAATGCTGAGTTTCACAATGATGATGTTGCCGAAGTTGCAAAACTAGAAGCACACTTGAAATTCCTTGATGAAAATAAGAGTAATAATAACATTGAATCTGGTCTATTTGCCTTTTTTAGACCAAGACCAGCTGAAGATGAAGAAAATTGGTACGATTGGAACATTTCTAATTGGGGAACCAAGTGGGAAGCAAGCATTTATTCGTGGGAAAAGGTCAATGACAATTGTATCACACTAAATTTTGATACAGCATGGGCACCGCCAACGATATTTTACGATTTCGTAGCACAAAATACTGAATGGTATGTTACTGCTACCTATTGGGAACCTGGCATGGGCTTCGTTGGCAGTAATTGTGCAGGTCAAGATGACTGCTATGAGTATTCTAATGCTGAAGATGTTGAAAATATACCTGAAGAATTGATTGATGAGTATAATTTGCGTGACCAATTTGAAGATGAAGAAGAAAGTGAAGAAGATGATATGGTTGAAGCGCTAGAAGAATTGAAAAAAGAGTTTGATACACTCATGGCACAAGACGAACCTGCAAAAAATGCGTTTGCTGATGAAATTGGTCGTGAATGGTTGAAAGGATTGTTGCGTGAACGAGTAGTTGGTGTTACTTTTATCAAAAAAGACGGCACGGAACGAGTGATGCAAGCTACTTTGAGTGAAGATTTCATTCCTGAAGCGACAAATTCTGAAAATTCTGCTAATTCTCGCAAAAAATCAGACGAAGTGTTAGCAGTTTGGGACACAGAAACACAAGCTTGGCGTAGTTTTCGCTGGGATTCTGTAAAACAGATTAATTTTTCGCTTGGAGAGTAAAAAATGGCAAAATATATTGTAGAATCTATTGGAATGTTCCGCCAAGTTCATGTTGTCGAAGCGGAAAATGAAGATACAGCCATGGAAATTGCTAGGACTGCTGATGACAATTGGCAAGAGTATCTTGGTGAAATGAAAGTTGATATTTCCGAGTTTACAGATGAAAGAATCAAGCATTTTCAGGAAAAAGAATTCTTTTGGGAAGGAGTATCATTTAAGGATGAAAATGGCACAGTTCGTTATATTCACAAAAACGGACAAGTAGTATAATAATCGCCCTTTTAGTTAAATGCTATAACACTTGATTTGTAATCATGGATTGGTGGTTGGATTCCATCAAGGGGCACCAATTAACCGCCTTTTTTTACATTTTAACTATAATTTCTAAAGCCATAAGAGTCAAACTACCAATCAAAACAATCGCAAATATTAATTGCGGTAATTTATTCATAATACCTCCATTTCAGTTTATTATTTAAACACTCCTGATTCAATCACCATTAAAGAAAGACAAATTATAAGAACAAGCATGAAAACTATTGGTTGCATATTCATTTATAATTTATACAACTTAAAAAAGTATGTTATTAAAGCCGCAGCCGTCATACACCACCAAAAAACTTGAACTTGTTTCTGCCTGTCCTTATCCATGTATTTTAATTCATCGGCTCTTTCTTTTTCCATTTTTGCTTTTGTGGCTTCAACTTCTGCCCAAGCAGCTTTACCATATTTTTTAATAGCTTCTAGTTTTAACTGTTCAATTTTTTGTTGGTGAGCTTTTTCTTTTTGATATTTTTCGTAAGCCTTAAACTCAGCCATTGTGGCTAAGTATTCTCTTTCAGCTTTGGCTTTCATTCTGTTGATATGTTGTTGTTGAACCGCTTTTTCCATATCAGCCTGTTGGTCGGTAACCACAGAGCTTAATTGTTTGCTTGCTCCTTGAGCAGCTTTGAGAGTATTAACGGCACCTTGAGCGCCGGCAACGATAGGGTCAGCCATTTTTGGTTTCTTTTAGTTATATTAATGAAGATAATAAAGAATACCACAAGAGCTTGTGGAATATAGTGTAATGCCAAATCAATACCACTACTATTTAGTATAAAAAAATCAAGAGCTTAGCGGTGTTGCTTCCATGCAACAAAAGGGCTTGACTTTAGGCATGGTTCGTGTATAATGGTTATATTGACTAAGAAAGGCATTATCATGGCATATATGAATCAACAAAAAAAGGCGATTATCGCTTCTAAATTGAAACCAGTATTAAAAAAGTATGGTGTTAAGGGTTCGCTAAAAGTTAGCAATCATTCTACCATTGTTTTAAATGTGAAGTCTGGTAAAATTGATTTTATCAAAAATTACAATTCCACGGTCGGTAATCAACCTGGTGGTTTTCGTAACGGTTCGGCTGCCGAGAAAAGCATAAGTGTTAATCCCTACTGGTTTCAGGAACATTTTTCTGGACAGTCCAAAGAATTTTTGACTGAAGCCATGGCAGCATTAAAAGGTGCTGACTGGTACGATGAGTCGGATGCTCAAGTTGATTATTTTAATACTGCTTACTATGTTAATATTAACATTGGTAAATGGAATAAACCTTATACTGTGGAGTAATTATGGAAAATAAAAAACCACTTTACAATATTCGCTATGTTATGCGAAAAGAAGATATTATGACTTTTGTATCTGGCTTGCATAAAGTCCAAGAGCATATGATTGAAGAAGCTGTTGCAAAATCTAATATGAAAGAAGCTAACGAAGTTATTAAATATATTATGGAGAAAAAATGATTGTTGATAAAATTGACCGCCCTTTGGTTATTGATTTAACTGGTCCCCAAGGTAATGCTTTTTATCTAATGGGTTTTGCTCAGAAAAATGCAAGAAAATTTGGGCTTGATAGCTCTGCGATTCTGGCAGAGATGAAGTCTGGTGATTATGAAAATCTGGTACAGGTTTTTGATAAGTATTTTGGAGAGTATGTGATACTGGAAACATGATGAGTGGAATTTATATTATGGTGACCAAAGATGGTTATCGGGTTTCAGCCTCTGACCAATTTGTTTACCTCTTTGGCAGCTACAATGATGATAGCATGAATTATAATCTTGAAACTGAGGTTTTACAGAAAATATTCGGCAATTGTGCCGTGTTGGAAACGGCAAAAGATGCGATTGAATCGGCTAAGTGTATAAGTAAGACATTAAATGAAACCGAAGATGGTATTATGTTCATTGATTCTTACGGTAAATACACATTTGAGGAACTATTAGATGGCAGGGCAAATAAGAAAGGCAGCAATAGTTAGTTCTATACTAGGAAATGCTACCGAACCAAATTATGTAAAAATTGAATCTCAAAGCGATATTGCTTCTGTATTGAATTGGTATAACGCCAATAAAGATGCCAAAGCCTCAGCAAAATATATTGCCGAGTATGCTAAGAAGAATAAGATTAAAGGCAAGCTTGATACAAGCAAGAGTTTTCAGGTAACTGGTTTTCTTTGCCGAGTTATTAGTAGAGGAACAATTGTTAGTGATGAGTTAGCTCAACAGACCAGAGAAAAGGTCATTGAGTTGATGTCAAAGGACGATAAGGATGAAGTCGAGGACGATTTAGATGTTTACATAGTATCCATTCAAGACCGCATGAAAGAAAAAGTCTCCGAGATTGCAGGAGACCTTGAGGGTGCGATTGATGATTATATACTATCTAAGTTTGCCAAGATTCCATCTCCTTACGGTGTAATGCATGGTCGTGTTAAAGGTAAACACGCAAAAATGTTGGTACCAATCTTTGAGAGAAGGCGAAATGAATTCCAAGAAGTTTTGGATACCGATGATAAAGAATTAAAAGAAGGTTATTCTAATTTTTCAAGGGTAGAATTAAAAAAGTTGGTTTCATTCTGTAATCTAATTATTGAAGATGCGATGAAACTTGGTAATGAAGCAAAAGCGGTGAAAAAACCAAAAAGAAGGAAATAATTATGCCTTATGATTATGAACGATTTGAAGAATTATTAAAACACCATTTGGATGCGATGTACCACGATTCTGATGAAGGATCGGAGATTGGTGAAAACATTTCAAGTGTTGAAGAAGTGAAAATTATCTTTGATGGTTATGGTGACCTTGAAACAGGCGAGGGTGCGCTTTACCAATATGTTGAAGGTGGTAATAAAAACATGGAATCATTTGCTGTCTTTATTCACAAAGATGCATTGACCGAAGGCTTTGTATTTCCCGAACACGAGTTCACACCATGGGCATTAATTCACCGACCAAAAGAAGAAGTCTGCATTTGGGTATGGCATGATTTAGAAAACGATGAATGGGAAATCTTAGATTTAGAAGAACGCTTAGAAGATACAGAATTAAATACTGAGCAAGTGATGACTATTATGGAAGAATTGCACAATAGATATTTTCAACATTGGGATAAACCTGTATTTGAGGTTGATCCAACAACAGGTATGGCCGCATGGCCATTTCCAACGAAAGACAGTAAATGACCGAAGAACGGCAAAAAATAGCATGGGCAGTATTGCAAGGTGAATTGCCTGCCGAAGAATTAACCTATGCCGAGATTGAAGAAATAGAGGATTTAATCTTTGATGCCGTGGCAACTAAGCTAAGTTCGCCTCTTTTTAGTAACAAAATACATTAGAATGGTTACATGATATTATTTGACTTTAATCAGGTGGCAATTGCCAACTTGATGGAACAGATTGGTTCTTCTAAAACTCCCGTTGATGAGAGTTTGGTTCGCCACATGATTTTGAACACGATTCGTACCTATGTGAAGAAATTCAAAGAATCACATGGTCCCGAAGTTGTGATTGCTTGCGACAATAAAAAGTATTGGCGCCGTGATGTGTTTCCAAACTACAAATCCAATCGTAAGAAAGCAAGACAATCTTCTGGTCACGATTGGAGTTCAATCTTTGAAGTATTGAATAAAATCCGTGATGAGTTAAAGAACCATTCACCATACAAAGTATTGGATGTTGATACTGCTGAAGCTGACGATGTGATTGCTGTGTTGGCAACAAGATATGCAGCTTCACAAAAGGTAATGATTCTTTCCTCTGATAAAGACTTTGCACAATTGCAAAAGTTCCCTAATGTTGAGCAATACTCACCGATCCTAAAGAAGATGCTCAAAGAACCATTGCCTGCACTACAATTGAAACAGTTGATTATTCGTGGTGATAAAGGTGATGGCATTCCAAACATTCTAACCAAAGATGATGTATTTGTTGAGGGCGGTAGGCAGAAACCTATTACTGAAGCGAAGATTATCAATTGGTTGAACCAAGACCCTAGTGAATTTTGTAATGATGAAATGCTACGAAACTTTAAGCGGAATGAAATGTTGATTGATTTAACACAGATTCCAGAACCACTTAAAAAAAGTATCATAGATACCTATGAAAATGCGAAAGGCCATACTCGCCAAGAGTTTATGAATTACATGATTGCTAATCGTTTGAAAAATTTAATTGAAGTAATTGATGAATTTTAAAGGTAAAAAATGAGTTCTGAGTTATTATATTCTGAGATAATGGATAAGTTTGAAAAGGCACAAACTAAAGAAGAACGCCTTCAAATATTGCGTAGGAACGGGGACGAGAGGTTTAAGCAATTCTTAATTATGGCTTTTAATCCTCATGTTAAATTTGATGTTCAGATTCCAAACTATCGACCTGCGGTTGAACCTGCTGGGTTAAATTTTGCTTATTTGGATACTGAAATACCAAAAATGTATAGATTCATTGAGAACCATAAATTGCGACCTGCTGGTTTAACTGGCAAAAAACAATCATCATTGTTATTGGTCATTTTAGAATCATTACATAAAGATGAATCGTTTTTGTTGGTTAGGATGTTGAGAAAAGACCTTGCTATTAAATTTCTTACACCTAAATTAATTAAAGAAGCATTTCCTGATATTGATATTCCTATTAAGGACTGATTATGAAAGTAGCAGTAGTTACGCCAACAATTGGCAATTCAAAATTAGCCGATTGCTTGGCTTCTGTTGATAAACAAACCTATAAAGATTTAACACATTATATTTTTATTGACGGCAATAAATATAAACCTGCCGTTGATACAATGCTTGAAGGTGCAACAAAGGTTAAAGTTGTTGAGCTAGAAGAAAATGTTGGAAAAGGATGGTATGGTCATCGTGTATTCGCTGCCTGTTCTTTTCTTGTTAACGCTGATATCATCTGTTATTTGGATGAAGATAATTGGTTTGAACCATGCCATGTAGAAAAATTGGTAAAGAAAATTGAGGAAGGTAATGATTGGGCATATTCTCTTAGAAAAATTTATGACAAAGATGGAAACTATATTTGCGATGATAACTGCGAATCGCTGGGCAAATGGCCTGTTTACTTTAATGATAGCGTTTTTCATATTGATACCAGTTGTTTTGCTGTTAGGCGGGATATCGCTGTTCGTATCGGTCATTCTTGGTACGGCCAATGGGGCGCTGACAGGCAGTTTTTTTCTGCGATAAGTAAGGCATTTCCAAAATTTGATTGTACCAATGCTCATACAGCGTGTTATCGTTTAGATGGCAATCCTAATTCGGTCAATAAAGAATTCTTTGACCAAGGTAACGCTGCTAATGAGAAAAAATACCATGGTCAATTTCCATGGAAAATTGGTAAAAAATTGGTAACGATTGCAAAACAACCTACGCAAGAACTTGAAGTGGGACCAGGAATAAAGATTTTAGTATAATGAAAACTGCGTTAGTTACTGGTAGCTCTGGCTATCTTGGTAGTCATTTGTGTAAATATCTCAAGCAATCTGGATGGAATGTTGTTGCGATTGATATTGTCAGGCCAAAGCATTCTTACTATGATGTTTTTCAATATATTGATGTTCGTAACCACGAAGTAATCAATTATCTATTTCTCAAAACTAAAATTGATGCCGTGTTTCACATGGCTGGTCGAATTGAGATTGGAGAATCAGTAAAGAATCCAACCGAGTTTTGGGAAGTAAATACTGGCGGAACTTGCACTATACTCAATGCTATGAAAAAGCATGGAGTGAAATATTTTGTGTATTCTTCTACCGCTGGTGTTTACAAGCCAGATAGAATCAATAAGTTATTTGACATTCCAATTTCAGAGATGGATAATGTTACATTTGACCACAATCCATACTCAGCAAGTAAACTGGCTTCTGAAAATGCAATAAAACAATCTGGTATCAATTATATGATATTCCGATACTTCAATTTGGCAGGTGCCGATGAAGAATTGGATATTGGTGAAAACCATGAACCAGAAACACATCTAATTCCTAGAATTCTTCAGAATCTAAATAACTTTGAATTATATGGTGACGATTATGACACCGAGGATGGCTCTTGTATCCGAGATTATGTTCATGTTACCGATGTTGCAAAGGCACACATTACGGGGTTAGAATACCTCATGGGTGGCGGGCAATCGGTACTAATGAATTTAGGAACAGGCAAAGGTCACTCTAACCTAGAAATTATCAACTTAATAAAAGACAAACTTAACCTACCTGTAAAGTATACCGTAGTATCTCGCCGCCAAGGTGACCCCGATTCTTTGGTTGCCGACATCAATCTTGCTCAAAAAGTATTGCAATTCAAGCCTAGGTATGATATAATGGATATATTACAAACAGCATATGATTGGCATCTAAAAAATGACAAATAAAAAACTTGACGATTCGGTGATTGATGCCGAAGATATCATTGGTCTTGGTTTACTTAAAAATCACACCCACTTTTTAATGGGTGAAATTGATGATGAAAATATTGAGAAGGCTATCCGTTGGTTGCTCTATGAAAACATGGACAATTCCAATCCAGATAAAATACTAACAATTTATATTAATTCAACTGGCGGTAGTTTGACCGATGCCTTTGGTTTAATTGATGTAATGCAAAATTCTAATTTCGTGGTTCGCACTATTGCAATTGGTAATGTAATGAGTGCAGCCTTTCTAATATTCGCTGCTGGTGATAAAGGTGAACGCTATGTCGCAAAAAACACCAGTATTATGTGTCACCAATTTACCGATTCTATGGATGACAAATATCATAACATCAAAGCTGCGATGAAAGAAACCGAACATTTGAATAAGCGTATGGTTGATATTTTAACAGAAGCAACAGGTCTAGTACCAAGTAAAGTAAAAGCCAAACTTCTACCAGCAAGTGATGTTTACTTGACGGCTGAAGAATTGGTTGAATTTGGCGTAGCAGACCATATTTTGTAACAGGTAATTGTATGATAGGCGGCGGACAGAAATTTCTAAAACCAAAGAAATCCAAATTTAGAAAAAACTCTGATAAGGATACTCTTAAAGAGTTTAGGCAAAAAAACACGAAGCACCACGATAAGGCAACTTATCGCTTATTGAAGAAAGAGGAAGAAGATGTCAGTTAAACAATTTATGGATCAAATTGTTGAAATACAAAAGCGTATTGACCAACAATCTGGTGACATTGAAAGCTTAAAGAAGGAACTTGACCGCTTGAAGATAATGGCATTTGAGGAAGAAATGCGGGAAGAAAGCGACCAGCAGCTCTTGAAGGGATAAGACTTGGACGCTGTTGTTTTTAAGCAACACTAGGGCTTGACTTTCCCACCAGTTATGTTACAATGGTGGGTATGAGTGAAATACTAAAAGAAATTACTGTATGGCAGTCGGACTTTTCAGTTCCAAACCATACTTACTTACTTGATTCTAAGGGCAACATTATTGCTCATGCTCGTGCTAGCGATGGCATTGTAGTAGAATCAAAATCAAAAACGATTAAATTAGATAAGCGGTATCGTAAGTTTATCAAGGTTAATCATTCTGAATTATCCAAACTAATACCAAAAGATGATGGGCATGATTATAGCCTAAAAGTCGGTGTTCGCATTTTCAAAGTGAAATCTGGCAACCACGATTATAAGATTGAAGTGGCAGGTTCTAGTATTACCTGTTCTTGTATTGGTTTTGGTTATCGTGGTAAATGTAAACACGCTGAAGCGGTGAGGGCTAAATTATGATGATTTATGTAAACAATCGGTCGCCTAAAAAATTGCGTATGCAAAGAAAAAAACAATTGGCAAAAAAACAAGAGCAGTACCAAGAATGGCTTACCAGTTTAGAAAAACTAAAACCTAATTTCGGTAAACCTGGCACTAAAAATATTGTGGCTTTGCAAAGTGGTAAAAGATTTGTCCGTGAAACACCACATTACGATTCGTTGGAAACGATTGGAGGTGTCGCAACAAAGCCTGTTCATGGTAATGTCTATACTGGCGATAAGATGAAAGGGATTGGTACCTTGCATAAGTCCAATGCTGTGCCCATTTTCACGGATGAAGAGGCAATCGACCAAGCCAATATGCGGAGATAAAAAAGTCAATGGAATCAAGAGCTTACAAAAAGTCAATGGAATCAAGAGCTTACGGGTGTTGCGTGGAAGCAACAAACCCAAAAATAGTTGCCAAACCCCTTGACACCTGCCTTGGTTCGTGTATAATGGATCTTGTTGAGTTGATAAAGAAAGCAAATTTATGAAATTATTAAGCACTGGTAACCCAAAAGTATTAAAAGGTTTATCGCAAGGTTATAACACCTACATTCTACATTTGGCACCTGCTGACTTATCTGGTTTTAACACCTGTCCTAAAGCGACAGCAGGTTGTAAGGCAGCTTGCTTGAATACTGCTGGTCGTGGCGGTATGTTTAAAAAAGGTGCTACAACCAATACTATTCAAGAAGCTCGTATCCGTAAAACACAATTCTTTTTTGAAGAACGAGCAGGTTTTATGGAATGGTTAGTTGCTGATATTAAATTAGCAATTAAACAATCGGCTAAAAAAGGTTTAATTCCTGTTTTTAGATTAAACGGTACAAGTGATTTATCTTGGGAAAAATATGAGGTTATTCGTGATGGAAAATTATATCGTAACATTTTTACTGCCTTTCCTGATGTCCAGTTTTATGATTATACCAAGGTTCTTGGTCGTAAAGTTGCGGACTTCAAAAATTACCATTTAACATTTTCAATGGCTGATGGTAATTACTTTGATTGTAAAGAAGCAGTAAAGCAAGGCATGAATATTGCTGTCGTATTTGGTATTAAAAAAGGTTCACCAATGCCTAACAAATTCTTTAATTACAATATGTCCGTTTTCAATGGTGATGAAAGTGATTTACGGTTTTTGGATCCAAAGAATTCAATTATTGGTTTGTATGCTAAAGGTAAAGCGAAAAAAGATACCTCTGGCTTTGTGAAGTTTCCAATTGGTGAAGGTATACAATATCTTCCTATTATTAATGTAATGAAAAAGGCGGCTTAATATGCAAGTAGTTTATATTGTAAAATCATTCGGTCCCGAAAATGGGTATGTGAATTTGAAAGCGTTTGCTGATATTGAAGATGCTGAAGCTTATCGTGCGGTTGTTGCAAAACAAATCCCTGATGGTATTGAAGATGAATGGGTTGAAATTGAAGATATGATGGTGGATTATGGTTAATTTTGAACAGTTTAAAAAATCTGGTGTTTGTGCAATTTATCACCGAGTGCCAATTGAATATCTTGCTGAATTCCGTAAAGTGATGGCTCATCAAGGTAAGTTTTTTAAGGTTAGATATCGTGGTCCCCGTTTTAATGTTCCTTCTGCTCGTTTTCGTGGTTGGAATAGTAAACAGTCCACTTGTTTGAAAGAAGATGCAATAGCATTTTCAGTTTATAATTATTAGGAGTTATTATGGGTACCAGAAGTTTAACATTCGTGTATAGTGAATCGGTAAAAGGCGAAAGAGCCGAACCAATTGTGAATATGTACCGCCAGTTTGATGGTTATCCATCTGGCCACGGTGCAGAGTTGGCCGAGTTTTTATCTGGTGGTAAAATTGTCAATGGCTTACGCTTTGGCGAAGAAGGCAAATTCTTTAATGGCATGGGCGATTTGGCTGCACAATTAGTTGCTAATTTCAAAAAAGAATCTGGTGGATTTTATTTGTATCCTGTAACCGCAGAAGATTGTGGTCAAGATTATGAGTATCACATTTTGAATGTTGATGGTCAATTCAAAATTGAAGTGTATTATTGTGGTTGTAATTTTTTCGGTATAAGTGGTGATTATGAGAGTGAAGTGGTATTCTCTGGATCATTACCCGAATTTGTAGATTTCTGTAATGTTGCCGAAACAGCTTAACATTACCGAAAAAGCGCTTGACTTTCAGGCATATTTGTAGTATAATGGTTGTTCCTTTAATTGATAATGGAGTTATGTGATGGCAAAACCTGCTAAAAAAATGAAGTTGAAACCTTTCCAAAAATTATTGACAGTAATGATTTCTGGCAAGCCTGTAACAAAAGACGAGATTAATACTCTCCTTGGGCATGAGATTTTCATGTATCGTATTTCCACTTATATGTGGCATATCAAGACCCAAGCCAATGGTACTGTTAAAGTAATCAAAGATGGCCGTAAAGTTTCTGGTTATCAGTTGATGAATGTTGACCAAGTTAAGGACTACATGAAGCGTGCTGGTGTGTTAGACGCTGGGTATGTTCCTTCTGCTAAACAAGTTGGCAAGTTGAAAGACTTGAAAGCAACCGAAGTTGCCAAAGAAGTTAAGGCACCAGTTGCTGAAGAAATGACAGTAACCGAAGTTACTGAGTAACCAGTTTGCTAATGGGAGAGTTGCGGAAATTCATGCGAGCTTGTAAGTCGGAGATGCCGAGTATCTATGATACTATAAAAATGGATCGTCCGCATTTAAAGTGCTCATACAGGCGAATTTCGCTCACCCTTAAACAACAGCACGATAGCTCGCTGTGAAGCGCCTTGAGTGTCCCTTAGCATTTTTCTAACATTTACAAAGTGAAATTATTATGAGTTTATTAAGTTTAAGTTTACGGCCTCTGATGGTATTTGATGCTTCAAATAATGAACATAGAAAATACTATGCTGACTTTGTAAAGCGTAAAACATGGGGATATTGTCCAGTTAGATTTGTAATTGAAGGCAATGCCCAAACGGATTTAATTACACATATAGAGCGGTGTTTGGTTGATTACTACACCATGAAAGAATTCAAAGTAAAGAATACATTAAGATGAACAATAAAGAAAAAGAAATATTATTAATTGCTCAAGAGGAGTGTGCAGAAGTTACTCAAGCAATTAGTAAAATCTTTCGTTTTGGTTTTGAATCTCGGTGGCCAGAAGATGGCATTAACAATCGTAGCAGACTAGTTGAAGAAGTTGGTGATTTAGTTGCGATGATTAAATTGATGGGTGATAATAATATTATTGACATTGACGAGGTAGCAAAAGCTGCTGAACGAAAAATAACCAAATTGAAAACTTGGTCGAGTATATTATGAACACATGGGCATTAGTATTATGGTTGGGTATGCCAACAAATTACAATGTGCATGACCAATTTGTGAATAAAGAAAAATGTATAGAATCTCAAATCAGAATGACAAAGGCATTGAAACAAGTAAATTCAAAGCTTCATGCCGTTTGCAGACCTATACAGCGATAATTGGTTTAATGTTAGCATTTAATGCTAATGCGATAATAGGTGTCGGTGAACATCGTTTTGGTCCCGAGACCGCAGAGAATGTTGCTTGTGAATTTGCAGAAGAAAATGCTAAACAAAATGCTTTAATCAAATTTAATGGTGAGTATGTGGATGCCATGATTGAAGAAAATTGTCAAAGTGAAAATTGCAATTTTAATCGGCAGACCTTCAACAAAATTGAAGGCCATATAAAATCAATCTCGGATGTCAAAAGAGATATCGTAGTAGAGCGTGGTTATAAAGTTTGTGTGGTAACGATAAACGCTGATGTTCAAAAGGTAAAGAACGACATACAGTTTATCATTGGTGGTAATTTTAATTTGAAAGATGGTGCAGATATTACCTTTAACGGTTCGGTAAACAAACAAGGCAATCTGTATTTGTATAATTATTATGACGGCAATTACAATAGAGTATTGAATACATGGATTGCCACACCAAACAGTAATTTTGTGTTACCATCCGAACCATATAGAATGAAAGCACAAGTTCCTCAAGGGCAAGTGCAATCAAAAGAGTTGTTGTTGTTTTTGTTTGTGACCAACAATGTGAATTTGAAAGATAGTTATACCGAAAATGAAATGAAGTTTGTTATCTCTCAAATACCAAGTAGTCAACGAAAAGTGATTACAAGGCACATTAATATTTTAAGGTAATTTATATTATGAAAAAGAAGTTATTAGTAGCATTAGTTCCATTAGTAATGTTGTCGGCTTGTGGTTCAAACCCACCTAAAACAGCTATGGATTCTAGTTCACTATTTGGTAAAGGTGCTAAGACTGGCGATTCGGTTCGTATGCCAGATTGGTACATGGAAAAACCAAAAGATGATGCTTTGTATTCCGTATCAAGTGAATATTCTGCTGACCTCCAATTCTCGGTTGATAAAGCGATGCTATCGGCAAAGCGTGAGTTAGCCGCAAAATATTCATCTTATGTATCAGCGATGATGAAAGACTTTACCGCAGAGATTGGTAGTGCAGATGGAGTGAACCGTGATATTGAACGAACCACTAAACTGCTGGTTGCACAAGTGAATTTGGTTGGCATTCAGCGACCAAACTTTGAAATTCGCCATGAAGGCCGTGGGTTCAGAACATTCGTGCAATTGCGTTATTCGCTAGACGATTCTAATAAGTTGTTGATTGAGAAGATTCAGAATGACAAAAATTTAGAAATGGCTTTGCGTAAATCGGCAGCATTCCGTGAACTTGAAGAATCGGTTAATAAAGTTAACAAGCAGAATGAACCAGTTATCGTAAGTCCTGTTCCGCCTGCTACAACCGATGAAACAGCTAAACCCGTATCATTCAAGGTAACACTTGATGATTCACCAAAGGTAGATAATACGCCTGTGAAAGTTAACAATTGAATCTTGACCAAAAATATCTAGCACTTGACCTTGAACTCAATAATGCACCAGATGGTTCGACACCAAATCCAAGTATCATACAGATTGGTGTTGCCATCGGTTCAGCAAGAGAGCAACCAAGTGAATGGATTACTAAAAAGTGGTATGTCAAAGTCAATGAACCAATCTATCAGTTTATTACTGATTTGACTGGTATCACCAATGAAGATATATCACAATTTGGCATGACACACTATGATATTGGTCAAGAATTGAGTAGGCTGATTAAAGATAATGATGTGTTTGTGAATCCTGTAACTTGGGGTGGAGGAGATTCTACCGAGTTGAAGGATGAATTTGATAAACACGGCATTGAATTCAAACACTTTGGTCGCCGATGGGTTGATGTGAAAACTTGGTATGTAATGAGAATGTTGGCCAATGGTAAAAAACCATCAGGTGGTTTATCATCAGCAATGGGTGTTTATAAAATGCAATTTGAAGGCAAAGCACACCGAGCTGATGTTGATGCCTATAACACTTTAAGATTATTTTTTGAAATACTGAAACAACAAAAAAGAATGTTAGACATGATATCAATGGCAAAGGAAGTTAAATGAACTTTATTGATTACCTCAGATATAGTGGTTTGAGTGTTATATTTAGCTTCAACCCATTACATTGGAAAGTTTTACCTTGGATCCAAAAAGAACTTGATCCTTGGGAGTCAGCAACATATAGTTTTGGTTTTTTATTTTTAACAATCCGCTTTTGGATAGATGATGGGAGTTGGTAATGAATTGGCTTAAAAAAATATTTGGTAAAAAGAAACATTATGATTTTACAGAATTGGATAAAGTCGTTTATGATTGGATTAAAAAGTGAACATCTTCTACCTTGATCCTGATCCTATAAAATGTGCAGAGATGCACGTTGATAGGCACGTTTGTAAAATGGTAATTGAATATGCTCAATTAATGTCAACAGCTCATCGTGTTCTTGATGGTGAAATGTATATTGGCAAAACAATTAATAATCGCAACATTAAAAGATGGCGTTTGCTTGATGAGCGTGAGAATAGATTGATGAAACCCACAATGATGAATCATCCTTCCGCTATTTGGCTGCGACAAAGTGATAGTAATTATCGTTGGTTGTATAATATGTGGTGTGAACTACAAAAAGAATTTACTTATAGATATGGTAAAATTCATGCAACAGCAAGGTTGATACCTGATTTAAAAAAAGTACCAGATAATTGTCCTGTTGGCCCGTTTACTGGCCCAACTCCGGCAATGCCTGATGCTTGTAAGGTACCAGGTAATTCTTTACAATCATATCACAATTACTATGTGATGAGCAAAAGTCATTTATGGTCATGGAAAGGTAAAATAAATAGTAGAACACAACCACAATGGTTTATTGAAATGGTTGAACCTTTAGCTCATGGATATTCTTAATGCCAACTTATAATTTTATTGATACAGTAACAAATGAAGAATTTGAATTGTTTATGAAATGGTCAGAGCGTGAAACATTTCTTAAGGAAAATCCTCATGTTCAATCAGTATTAACCGCACCATCAATTGTTACTAGTGTTGCAGGTATGGGTTCACACCGAGTGCCTGATGGTTTCAAAGAAGTGTTATCAAAGGTAGCAGAGAAACATCCTAATTCTTCTGTTGGTGAACGATATGGTAGAAAATCTATCAAAGAAGCAAGAACGGCTCAAGTTGTCAAAAAACACGTTGAGAAGATTACGAAACGATTACAAAGTAAAAAATGACATTTGAGCACATTAAATTACCTGAATTAGATTTTGATTTAGAAGCAGTTACAACAGAAAGTGGTAGACAATACAAAACACCGAATGGTAATTCATACCCATCGGTTACAACCGTATTGTCAACCTATAATAAGAAAGCTATCTTAGAATGGCGTGCTCGTGTGGGTGATGAAGAAGCCAATAAAGTTTCTGGTAAGGCATCAAGGCGTGGTACCGCATTACACACCGTTTGTGAAAAGTATTTACTCAATGAGATGAATGAATTGAGGATGCAAACAATGATGCCAAACATTAAAGAATTGTTTTTACAGTTGAGGCCAGAGTTAGACCAAAATATTGGTAAAATCTATTCATTAGAACAGGCACTATATTCTGATGGACTGAAAATCGCTGGCCGTGTTGACTGTATCGCTGAGTGGGATGGAGAATTGGCAGTCATTGACTTTAAGACCTCTAGTAAAGAGAAATGGGAAGATGGTATTCTCAATTACTTTATGCAATGCTCGGCATATGCAGAAATGTTTGGTGAAATAACAGGCAAACCAATAAATAAATTGGTAGTGGCAATTGCCGTTGAAGAAGGCAAACCACAGATATTTGTGAGGGATAAACAACCTTACCTGCCTCAATTAAAACAGTATATTGCCAAATATTACTTGACAAATAACTAAAATAGGTGTATAATAGCTGTATGAATAAATATTGGAAGAAGCTCTGCACACCAGAGCAAAATGAAAGACAGATTGGTGCCTTAAAGATATTAGCTGGTGGCCTATCTTTACTTTTTATCATTTGGTTTTTAGGGAATTATCTATAATGCCAGATAAGAATTGTGTAAAAGAAAAGAAGATTAGAAGTTTTGCATTTTATACTGGTGCGTGTGCAATTGCATTAGTAATTTTTGTGGTTCTTGTTTTTGTAGCTAAGCATTCGTAGAAGTTGTTTGAAAGTTGTTGTGGACGGCGGTGCAAATCCGCCCACCTCCACCAAAAGTATATTGACGAACCGAGTTATCGGTAGCAAACACACATTATAGTTGTGGCAATATACTTTTGATGGGGGTGTTATAGATTCGACATGGCAATCATTAGAACAATGGAGAGTCGCCAGAGTAGGCGTAATAACTAAATTAAATTAAACGCAAACGATAATAAGTTCGCATTAGCAGCCTAAAAACTGCTTAGGGTTTTGGTGAGTTCCTCGTAACAGAATACTCACCACAAATTAGTAAGTCTTTGCTTGGTACAGTTCCCGATATCCTTGCTTTGATATCTTGGTCTGATTGATAGCGACAAACTGATTATATTATCAACTTTAATTGGAGTTTAACATGAAAAAACTAATCGCTCTCGTAGCTGCAACTTTCGCTGTAACAGCATTTGCTCAAGCACCTGCTAAGAAAGAAGAAGCAAAGAAAGATGCACCAAAAGCTGAAGTGAAGAAAGAAGAAAAGAAGAAGTAATTCTTTAAGGCTTCGTGGGTGGCCTTCTTCAAAACACCCACACCATTTTATTATGAGATAATATGCCTTTATTCGTTGAAAAAATTGAACCTGTAAAAGAATTACAGAAAATTGAAATTCAACCATCGGTAACAAAGGTTGAAAATTCATCGGTTGGTGATTATGAATTATTGTTTATATTATCTCTTGTTCTGGTAATATATCTACTAAGAGCACCTCTACTTGCCTTATGCTTATTTGTTTTTAAGTTAGGCATCATCTCAATTTTTGCCTACTGTGGCTACATTTTAATGATACAATAAACTATTATGAAAATTTATTTAAGTAACTACCGTTATCATTGGATTTCTCCATATACAATTCTGGAACATATCTTTTTCTGGACTGATTGGAGTAAATGTGGTCGTAATAAAGGCGTGATTGAAGATAAAGATTATGTGGATCATCCTGAATGGGTTGAACGATGGGCTAAAAGAATTGAACCTATCAGTACCGCTATCCGTGTAGTGTTAGATTTTATTCACCCACCAATTAAGTATGTAAAAATTGACCGATGGGATACTTGGTCAATGGATCATACTTTGGCTCATATTATTTTGCCAATGTTAAAGCAATTAGATAAAACTAAACATGGTGCACCTTATACGAATGATGAGGATGTTCCTGAATATTTGCGTAGTCATATGGCACAACCAAAAGAGAATGAATGGGATACAGATAGTTTACATTTCATGCGTTGGGATTGGATTCTTGCTGAAATGATTTGGGCATTTGAACAAGAAATAAGAGATGATGATGAAGCCGAATTCTTTGACCATTCTGAATGTGGTGATGAAAAATTCCCATGGGATAAAGATGGTCAATATGTAAGTAAAGTTAAAGTAGACCGTGAAGGTTTAGAAGCACACCAAAAAAGAAAGGCAAACGGCTTTAGATTGTTTGGTAAGTATTATCAAAACCTTTGGGATTAAAATGAAAAAAGATTTAAGAGCATACATCAAAGTATATGAAAATCATCTTAGTGATGAGATTTGTAAGCAAACGCTAGATGAAATTGAAAGAATTAAATTTCACCAACACACATTTTATGATCCTACTAATGGGTCATATGCAACAAGAAGTGGTAACCGTGAATTAGATGTTTCTTGGGATACTGTTTCAACTAGGCCAATTATCATGCAAAGAATTTGGGACGGAATATCACAATATCTTGGTGATTTAAATTTTCCTTGGTTTGCTACTTGGAAAGGTTACAGCGGTGTAAGGTTCAATCAATATAAAGAAGATAGGTTGATGGCAGAACATTGTGACCATATCCATTCATTGTTTGATGGTGAAATAAAAGGTATACCAACGATTAGTATTGTTGGCACATTAAATGATGATTATGAAGGTGGCGAGTTTGTTATGTTCCAAGACGAAGTGATAAAAATGCCAAAAGGATGTCTTTTAATGTTTCCTTCTAACTTTTTATACCCACACAGAGTTGATCCAGTAACAAAAGGAGTTAGGAACACTTATGTTTCTTGGGCTTATTAAGAAAAAAATTAACTAAATAGACTATCGGCATCACACACAAAGCCGATAACACACATAAACACACAGGAGATTTACTATGTCTAATATGACAGCTTTTGAAATTCGCCTCGAGCTATTAAAGATGGCACGAGATATGCTTTCCGATGATTACTTTGGCAAGCGTGAACAAATATCAAACCAATGGTCGACAGATTGTGAAACGGCCAAAATCAATGGGCAGGAACCACCGAGGCATCCAGGTTACCCGCCATTTCCATCAGAACAAGAAGTCATTAACAAGGCAAAGACCTTGAACGATTTCGTTTCTAATATTACCACAGAACAAAAGACTACAAGCAAAAAGTCCGCCTGATGGATCGGAAAGGCTTTGGCCTTTCCTTAACAAAAAGGAGATGTATGCGAAGTAAAACGATACTTTTAAGTATAATTTTATCAGTAATTATTTTAGCGGTAACCGCTGTGAATGTTCATTCAAGTGAAAGTAAGTATTACATACCAGCAAGCGTTGGTTACAAAGCACTTTCTAAACCAACACAGAAACAAGTTGATTGTTTAGCAGAGAATATCTATTTTGAAGCAGGCCACGAATCAAAAGATGGTCAAATTGCCGTTGCACTTGTTACACTCAATCGTTTAGCCTCAGGAAACTATGGCTCAGATGTTTGTGGTGTGGTAAAGCAAAAAACGGTGATTAATGGTAACACAATTTGCCAATTCTCATGGATGTGCGATTCAATGTTTACCTCTAAAAGGTTGACAATTATACACACTTCATTGTATAATAGCGTTAGAGAAGTAGCTGTTTATGTTTTAATGAATTACGAAAACATGGCAGATATTACAAAAGGTGCCACATACTATCATGCAGATTATGTTAATCCTCAATGGGGATTGCCAAAGACTACACAAATTGGCAGGCATATATTTTATAAACGTCAATCAGATTTAGTAACAATGAAAAAGGACATAAAAATATGAGCGATTTAAGAAAAGATATCATAGGTGTTATTATTGCAAGTGCAATTGTTTTCATGTCTGCAATAATTTCTATAGCAGTTTATCATATAAATGATAGAGCCCTAATGTCAAAGAACATTGATGCTGCTATTGCAAAGGGAGTTGATCCTGTTGCGGTGCGTTGTTCATTTGTTCAACAAACAGATACCATTTGTGTTGCATATGCAGCTGCACAAGGTAGTCATACAGGATCACCATCACCTAAAAAATAATTGAAAGGTTATTATGCAGAATGTGATTGTTTTTGTTTCCGTAACATTATGTTTGATTGCTATTGTTCTTCACACGGTGTTTACATATGAATATAGCCGTGTGAAGATTTATGATTGCACAATTTCTGAAATTAGTGCAGACTATCCAATTGAAGTGAAAGAAGAATGTCGTAAAAGGAAAATGATATGAGTAAGTTTACATTTATTTGTGAAGAAGAGGCGATGCCTTTTGCAGATGCCGTTTCATCTAAAAGAACGGTTGAATTCAAGGCTGAAACCATAAGTGATATTGTTAATGAATTTGAAATGTTTCTAAAAGGTTGCGGCTTTAATTTTGAAGGTCGTTTAGATTTGGTACAAGAAGAACATGAATGGGTTCAGGACAAGAGAGCAGACCAAGAGTTTGATTATAGATAATGCCAACTAAAGATGAAATGATGAAGTTTGCAATAGCAATTGATAAATTGGTTGCTGAAACAGACTACAACTACATTGAAGCGATTGTGGAACATTGTAAGCGCACAGGATTGGAAATTGAAGTGGCCTCGACTTTGGTGAATGCCAACCTCAAATCTAAAATTGAAAATGATGCAATGGAAAACAATTTATTAAAGAATAAAAGCCCTAGATTGCCACTATGACAGGCTATGAAGCATTTTCAATATATCATACTCTAAAATTACATTTCACCAGCGATTACGATTATTTCAAGTATAATGGTAAGTGTAATATCAGTCCCACTACATTTGAAAATCGTAGGGACAAATACCATTTCTATAAACTGTCCCGTAAGTATCCAAATAAAGAACAATTTCAGAATTTTGTAATTGCCAACCTATTTGAGAATAGTGAGGCATGGGCAGGCACACTATTACAACCTGAAGCTGAGGTAAATTACCTATTACGGCAGAAGGTAGTTCAATCACTATCGTATACCTTTGAGAATGATTGTAAAGTTATTTTTGAAGATTGTAAAGACCCTAATGAATTATTGTCAACGAATGGAGACCATCCAAGACTGTTAACGATGGCTTTACGCAAAGAGATATCACCAGAAACACTAATCGTCCTAAACGCAATCCTGCAATTCTTACCGATGTGGGATAGGAAGATTACCGATACAATACGATGGCCAGATTACCGAAGAAAACTAACAAAGTATGCCTCTTTTCTTACCTTTGATACTGTAAAATACAAGTTGTTATTAAAGAAGATTATATTATGAAATTATACTTAGATATGGATGGCGTAATTGCCAATTTTGAAAAGCGGTACATTGAGTTGTTTAATGAATCGCCTGGTTCAGCACGAGATAGAAAAATGTTTAGTAAAAACTGGACTAAATTTATTGAAGGCAAACACTTTGAAACTTTAGACTGGTGGCCAGGTGCTTCAGAGTTAATAACATATGTTTCAACTAATTTTTCACATGAGAATGTTGAAATTCTTACATCATCTGGTGGTAACAAATACCATGATGAAGTGGAGATTCAAAAGAAGGTGTGGGTTAAAAGAATGAACCTTTCTGAGAAATGGAAGGTTAATGTTGTAGCAGGAAGAAAATTAAAGGCAGAGTATGCTACACCTGATAGCATCCTGATTGATGATACCTTGGATGTTATTCAAGCCTTTAATGAAGCAGGAGGTATAGGTATTCATCACAAAGATGTTGGCAATACTATTATGTTGCTAGATATTCTACTTGCAAAGCATATAAATAAATGATATACTATGCATCATGTGGATAAGTTGCACATATTTTTTAATACATTTAATACGAGGTAATACATATGAGTTCATTTGCAAATCTTAAGCGCAATCGTAGTTCGTTGGATAAACTTACTAAGGCGATTGAAGCTACTCAATCCGGTTCAACAGAAGCCGGTTCAAAAGACGATACTCGCTTTTGGCAACCATCAGTAGATAAATCTGGTAACGGCATGGCGGTCATTCGCTTTCTGCCAGCACCAGCAGTTGACGGTGATGACGCCTTACCGTGGGTTCGCACATTCAGTCATGGATTTCAGGGACCTGGCGGTTGGTTTATTGATAACTGCTTGACCACTTTGAATGATAAGTGTCCTGTTTGTGAACACAATAATACATTATGGAATTCTGGAATTGAAGCTAACAAAGAGATTGCTCGCAAACAAAAACGCAAGTTGTCTTATGTTGCTAACATTCTAGTTGTGTCTGACCCAAGTAATCCTGAAAATGAAGGACAAATCAAACTGTTTAAGTTCGGTAAGAAAATCTTTGACAAGATTACAGAGGCGATGAATCCTGAATTCGCTGATGAAACACCAGTTAACCCATTTGATATGTGGGAAGGTGCTAACTTCAAACTGAAGATTCGTAATGTTGAAGGTTATCGTAACTATGATAAATCGGAGTTTGCTGATTCATCTCCATTATTTGAAGGTGATGATGCTAAACTAGAGGAATTGTGGAAGAAAGAGTTTTCTCTCAAAGAGTTTACTCAGAAGTCGCAGTTCAAACCTTATGAGCAATTAAAAGCTCGTTTGGATAAAGTTCTAGGCTTTGATGGTGAAGTTGTAAGAACCAAAGCTGAATCTGCTGATATCAGTCCTTTCAAAGACGATGAAGTTGTCTTAAAGTCTGGTGTTGAAGATGAAGATTTGGATTACTTCAAATCACTTGCTGAAACAAAGTAATACAAAATCCCATGCAAGTCAACCCCGCTTCGGCGGGGTTTTTTATTAACTAACTGGTCGTAACAAGTATTTTACCATATCGCTGTCATAGGCAGTTACTTGAGTTCCTGCACCACCGCCACCAGCTTGAGTATTGTTGTTTATAGTTTTATTATCAATCACTTGAGTGCCACTACTTGGTTGGTTTGCAGCTAATAATGCTGCTGAAATACTAGAAACTCTGTTACCTGTATTTGGTGATGATGCTACAAGAGAAACTCCACTTGAAAATGTTGTAGATTCTTCAGACCTTCTTGCTACTAGTCCAGGCAAAGATTGTCCACCAGCTTTATTATACTCTAATATTTTTTTACCAATCTCATCATCTTTTCTTGTTCCTTTTGCTGTGAGTTGATTCAAAGCTCCTGGCCCAAGATTATAGGTGAAAGAAGTTAAAGCATCTATTTTTTTCTGGTCCCAATTATACCCATATTTAGCCGCATGGTCAATCACATTTTTTTGTGTTTTAGATAAGACTTCTCTTAATCTTCTATCAGCTTCTTCTGGAGTAATTGGACCCTCATTAGGACTGTTTGCTTTTGTTCCGTATCCAATACTATATTGTGCATAATCTTTTTTAGCTACTGGCGTAAAACCTTCTTTTTGTTTTACATAATTTACAAGATCCTCACTTACATCTCCTTGGCCAGCTGGAGTTGGAGATTTTTTATTTAAATATTCACTTTCTGATTTAATTCTTTCAGCTGAGGCTCTTTCAGACAATCTATCAAATCCTAAAAAACTACCAACTTTTTCAATACCTCTAGCTGGAGCAGATTGAATTTTTTCTCCAATGGACATTTTGTTATAGTTTTCTTCATCTACTGCTTTTAATCCCTTCAATTCATCAGGATCAACAGAAGCTCCAGTTTTATCCATTGCATAGTCTGTAGCGTACCCAGCACCAATTGAGAGTCCAGTAAAAGCAAGTGCTCCAACGGCAGCACCACCAAATCTTGTTAATTTTCCTTTTGGTGGAGTTCCTTTTCCGCCTTTACCACCAATATCTGGAATTCCTCCACCCAACATATTTTTTCCGGTTATGGACGCAGCTAAAGCTAATATTGCAGTTGATATTATTTCAGCAACAGAATTTAAAGCTCCAACAACAATATCTGAAATAGATTTTAATCCTTGCGTGAGTGTTGTGGATATAATATTACCCACAGTTGTAATTAATGTACCAAGTAAACTTCCATCTTCTTTTTTACCTGGTGCTGCCATTGGAGTTGGAGAAGTTGTCTTCCTACCATATTGAGATTCATAAGCTTTTTCTCTGTCACTAGCTCTCATAAAAAACATATCAGCTTTTGTTGCAGGTTTAACTCCTTGTGCTTTTACCATTTTAACAATGTTCTGCCTCATTACATTCATATCTCTTGCCATCATTGGCAAAGACATAGAATTTTTTGATGTTATAGACATCTGAGTAGAAAGTTGGTCAAGTTTATTGCCTATCACCTCAACTTGACCGGATGAAAAACCACCACTTGCACCACTAGATATTTTATCTGAAGAAGTTTTAGCTTGATAACCTTTTAATCCAGGAAAAAGAGTTGCCAATGTTCCTCTGCGATTAAACAGATAATTTCTTGGATCAATTTTTTGTAAAGTTGCTTGACCAACAGCACCAGACAAAGAACCAATTACTCCTTTTCCTTGATTTTTTTGATATCTTACTAAATCTGAAAATGCCATTTTTTATCTCTTTTTTTGTTTTAACTTTTCGTTTTCTTCTTCAATATATTTGATTAACATGGTAACATAAATTGTTTTTTCCCAAGGAATCATGTTTTCTATGTCGTTCAAATTATATTTGTGGTGTTGCATTAGTGCAAAATTTGTTTCAAAGTAGTTTTTCAAATTATCATAACAAAAATTTATACGAAAAAATTTTGAATTCCTTCTATGACTATATCTTCCTGATAGCCACATTTTGAACAACCAAAATTAACTTTCTTTGATATTTTTGGTATGTTATCAAAGAATTGTTGTATTTTGGCAAACTGTTCTCCCGTTAAATTTTCAATAAACTCTTTTAATTCTTCTGGTTGAATATCTTTACTATAATAGATATTTTCAGCATCATACACATATTCAACACACTTTGAAAGAATCAACATTAATTTTTCAACCTCTGTTCCTTCAATTCCTTCAATCATCTTTAATGTTGGATATTTCATAGAAACACCCATATTTTTACTCAATTGTATTTTACTATCAATTTTAGAAGCTTCAGGTTTTATTTCTAAAAGATTGATGGATAGTTTTACTAAATTTCCACAGTCTTTTTCTTCGTCTTTATCATCTTTTATTTTATTGTTGCACTTATATTGCAAATCAACCATCTCACCTACTGACCTAGCTCTTAAATTTAAAAACAAATATTCAAGGTCAGTAATTGGAAGAGTATTGACATCCATATCATCATCTAAACAACAATTGCTAACTATTTGCTTTATTGCTAATAGAATAGAATTATCATCTTCTGCTTCCATGGCCATTAATAAAATCTTTTCTTCTTTTACCAAAAAAGGTCGAAACCTAACTTTCTTTTTGGTAAGAGGCAGAACCAAATCATACATCGGCACATCAATTTTAGGTAACATATTAAATCCTCATAAATTAAAAAATCTTCGCAAGCGTTTTTCCTATTGTATTGTTAATAGAATTTCCTGCTCTATCAAAAAAAGGCGCAGCTTTAACACCAAACAAAGCACTAGCGGCTGCAGCCAAATCATAACTACCTTCGTATATAACTTTATATCTCTGATATGCAAACTGTACCGATAACCTATGGAAGTTATCTTCTGACCAACTTAATGGTTGTGCAGCCACACCAATTGGAAAAGCATCTATCAATTGTACCGAATAAATCTTTTTAATAAAATCATCATACTGAACAATCGTAATATTTGTCATATAACGAGTTTGATTTCCTCTTGGAAATCTCATATTGTTTGTATCTGATGGATGAATTGCTTCTAACCAACGGTCAAACAGTTTTCTCTCATAGAAATCATTTGTGCAAATAAATCCTAAATTAATATCATTGTATTGTGATTGATATGGTATTTTAAATGTGGGACCATACACTTTAGCATCTTGTGTTAACAATGTTCTGCCAGGTAACTCGGCAGTTTCACATTGAAGAGCTAAGTAACGGGACAAAGAAGCATTGGTTGTTCTTGTTGCTGGATCCTGAGGTGCTGAAAAGATATCAGTAACAGACGATACAATATTATTTGGTAAGTTAATCAATTGTTCAAGTATTGAATTACCAACAAATGAATTGATATAACCTGGAATGGGAAGAATCACTTCAAATCTGGATGGCTTTGCTGGGCCATCGTGTGCTTTAATATTTGTTAAAAATAATTGTGGTGAAAAAGACATTAGAATTTTTTCCTAGAATCTGTCCAAACTTTGTTTTTTGTTGCGCCTACAAAATATTCATATGGAATTAAGGCAGCAATATCCCATTCTTCAGCAGGTATCTCTAAAAACCTACTGTCAACGTGCTTATAAAGATACTTCTTAATACAAGGAGTACCTTCAAAAATTCTGGAGGCATTTTTAAGTGTGTGATACCTCAAACGAAACTTTGTGGTTTCATCGTAGTTATCATTATTTAAAAATACACTCAATTTGTCTAAAAGGATAATCCGTTGCTTTGGGCTGATGTAATGCAAATTCAGTCCTAAAAAACCGTCTGGGTAACGTTCAATTGGTATGACCAATGGGAACCTATCGTAATATGGCAACGAATCCTTTAACTTAGGGTCGTAAAAATAAAAATACATACGACCCATCATTGACCTATTTTTTATCTTATCACGGTCTTTCATTAGCGCCGTGCGCTGAGGTGATAAATTCTTTACCTTAGCTTTTAACCACTCTCTAGCTGCATTGGTTCTTGGTTCTAAACCTTCTTCCGATAGCTGCTGAGTGATTCTGTCTAGTAAATAAGCCATACTCTATTTATACTCAAAAATAAAGTCCATTATTACCTGATTTTTGGCAGCAAAACCTTATAAGTATCGGTGTTCCGCTTTAAAGATAAGGTTATAGTAATCCAAGCTCCTGTTCCGTTACCACGAGGAACTTCCACCCATGTTCCTGACAGAATATATCCGCAGCTCTCCATTTCTCCTGATTAACCGCATAGGTTGCCATCTCTTGTAGAAACCTTTTGGTTTTCCTTTTCTGAATGGGCATCTTTGTCTGTGCCATTGGCTTTACCTCAATAATATAAGTCATTACCTTGCCGTCTTTTAACCTCATTTTGGCAATGAAATCTGGAAAGTAGCGGTGCATTTTATTGTCGATTGGAGACTTGTATGGTACTGCCAATTCTTCTGACGACCACCAGAGAACATTCGGATGTTCATCCAACCATTTCATTACCCTGCGTTCCCATGTTGACCGATAGACGATGTTATCCGCATCACCTTTATATTTGGTGGGGTGCCTTGGATTGAACCATCCTTTATAAGTTTTGCCGAATGTCATATAAATATGTAGTAAATCTCCATAGGATACTAAATGGCACTTTTCAATCTCACCAATATTAGTTTTACTCCTCCAGGCTCAGCTAAAGGACCTCTTGCTTCTTTAACTGAAAATAAAAAATACGAAAGAAACACATATCGTTATCCTAGTGATTTAGGTAGTAGTGATAAAGCTCACTACATGGTCATCAACATCAATGAACAAAGATTGACAAGTTTTTCTGGTGAAGGCACGGGTGACACTCCGCAAGCGATTAAAAATAATATAAACAATGGTTCGTTTGCAGCTGGAACCAGTTATCAATTGGCTAATTTAGGTAATATAATTAATCAAGCTAGTAATGCCGTTGGTAATTCTCCGTTAGCATCTTCAGTTGGTGGAACAGTTAAGCAAGTCCTTGATAGTGTTTCTGGAATTAATCAATCTATTAAAACAGGAGTAGATATAATAAGAGGAGGAGCTGATGGATTTTCTGGTCTAGGTAAACAAGTTACTCAAAGATTACAAACTGGAAGTATAAGAGCTGAAAAAAGAATAACGGATACTGTTGCTTTGTATATGCCAGACACTTTAGCTTTTACTGAAGCTCAAACTTTTGACGAACTTAGACCAGGTGGAACTTTAGCTGCTGGAGTTCTTTCAGCTGGTAAAAGTGCCATTGATAGTATTTTACAAGGTCAGGATGCTGGAGCAATTGCTAAAGAGGTTGTTGGTCAAGTTTCTCCGTTTATTTTAAGTGGTTTAGCTAAACAAGCCGGAGGCATTTTTCAAGTTGCTTTTTCTCAAGCGTTTGGAGTGGTTCAAAATCCAATGCTTGAATTAATATATTCTTCTCCATCTTTAAGAACATTTCGTTTTGACTTTCAATTTTATCCAAGAGATGAAAAAGAAGCCAAAGAAGTTCAAGATATTATTCAAAGATTAAGATTTCATCAAGCGCCAGAAGTTGCACAAGGTGGAACAAATGGATTCTTTTTAGTTCCTCCATCAGAATTCGACATTAGTTTTTATTATAATGGCAGAATTAATCCAAATATACCAAAAATATCCACTTGTGTTTTAACTTCTATGGATGTTGATTATGCACCAGGCGGATTTTCTTCATATGAAATTCCTGGTGAAAATGCTACTGTTGGTGGAACAGGTATGCCAGTTGCAATTCGTTTATCATTACAATTTAAAGAAACAGAAATTATGACAAAATCTAGCATTAGAACGGATAGATTATCTAAACAGACAATAGAAAATTTAAAAGATGCTGGATATAATCAAGTTAATGAAAAACGTGAGGCACTTTTCTAATGGCAAAATATTTTAATTACTTTCCAAAAACAGTTTATACTTTAAATTCTTTAGATGTTGAAACTGTTACAAATATAACATCTCGTTTTGGATTTGAACAATCTTTTAAAGATAATTCTGCCGTTTATTATGAATATGATATTCAAGATGGTGACACTCCAGAAATTATTGCAACTAAATTTTATGATTCTCCTGAGCGTCATTGGGCAGTCTTAATGATAAACAATATTGTGGATCCACAATTTGATTGGCCTCTTGACCAAAGAACAATTATTTCTTACATAAATGAAAAATATTCGGCCAACGCAAGTGTTGGACAATCTGGCACAACTTGGTCTCAAGCAAACATCCATTCATATTATAAAGTTGAAACACGTACCTCAAATTCAAATGGATCTGAGTTACAATCAAAACTCCAAATTGATGCAAATACATATGCTAATGTGGCAGCAACAACAACAAATTTAACTTTAGATGATGGTAATTCAATTACAATTACCACAACTAAAGAAACCAAATCATATTATGATTATGAAATTGAACAAAATGAAGCAAAAAGAACCATCAAATTGTTAAAGCCAGAATTTGTGTCCTCTATTGAAGAAGAATTAAGGAATGTTTTTAAATAATGTCATTTCAAATAAAAGAACCAACACAATTTAAAATAAAAGATATATCAATTATATCAAAATTTGGTAAATTTGATGTATCAAGTCTATTTGTTGAATTAAATATTTTTGATAGCATACTAATGCCTTGTATGTCTGGAAATATAGCTCTCAAAGATTCAGTTGGTTTATCTAAAAGATTATTATTTGATGGGTCAGAATATTTGATTGTAAATATAAACAAATCTAATGAAACTGATGTAACAACTATTTTAAAAAGCTTTAGGATATACAAACAAACAAATAGAACAAATGTAAATCAAAATACTGAAATATATGTTTTACATTTTGTTTCAGAAGAATTAATTTATTCCGAGCAACAAAAAATTAACCAATACTATTCTGGAACCTACGATAAAATAGTGGTATCGGTATTAAAAAATTATTTAAAAGTTCCAAATAAAAAAATTGGTATTGTAGAAAAACCAAAAGGAATTCATAGCTCTATTGTTCCTCTTTTAACGCCATTTGAAACGGTGCAATGGTTATCTAAAAGAGCTGTTAATGTTAATGATAAAGCTAATTTTTTATTTTTTGAAAATAAAGTTGGTTTTAATTTTGTTTCTTTATCAACTTTAATTTCTAGTGGGCCAATATTAAAAATTAATTTCAATGTTAAAAATTTAAACGATTCAGTTGCTAGTGAATTTTTAGGCATTCGTGATTTCAATTTTACGGTAGCTTTTGATTTTTTAGAAAATATAAGAAACGGTTTTTTTGCCAATAAATTTATTGGGTTTGATGTGCTTACAAGAAATGTTGAAATAACTCGCTTAGACATTAATAACACTTTCAAAAAAGATAAGAGTTTAAATCAGTTTCCAATGGCTTCGGCAGGATTGAACCGAGAAAATAAAAATGCTTCACAAATGTATGATTCTAAAGTTGTTTTATATCCATATCAAACAAGCAGATTTGATACATCATATGTTAGAAAAAATGATAATAAATCTGCAACCATTATTGATGACACTCATACATATATTCCTCAAAGAAAAGCACTTTTAAATAGCCTTTTGCAAAGAAGAATGAATATAACATTACCTGGTAATTTTGCAATTAGTTCTGGTTTTGTTTTGAACTTAAATGCTCATGCTTTTTCTTTAAATGATACTGACAACATAGATAAATCTATATCCGGAAACTATTTGATAATTGGAACAAGACACATGATTAAACCGGATAGACATGAAACGATTTGTGAAATATCATCTGATTCTACAAACAATGAATTTGTTTTAGCTGGCAATTTATTAAAACAATCTGAAGCAGGAATATATTAGTGGAAAATACTGATTTTGCTGGTAAAAATGGTTTTATATGGTGGGTTGGAATTGTTGAGGACCGACTTGATCCTCTAGCCATTGGTCGATGCCGTGTAAGAATATTTGGATGGCATTCTGAAAAAAAGACTTTAGTTCCTACAAATGATTTACCTTGGGCTCACCCAATGCATCCAATTAATGATTCTAAAAATTTCTCTGCTCCAAGAATTGGAGATTGGATTGTTGGTTTCTTTTTAGATGGTGAAAATGCACAACAACCAGTAATGATGGGAGTTTTACCGGGAATAAAATGAGTAAATTAATGGAACTACATAAATTGGCTGCGAAAGTAAAAATATTGGAAGAAAAATATTTTGCTGGAACATTAACTGAAAAAGAGTTTGCTGAAGAAATGAAAAAAACAAACTGCCATTGCCATGATGATATTGTGCTTGATACTTGTCATGCAGAGCAAGATGCTTGTTATCGTGAAATAATTAATAATGCAATGAAAATGATTAAAAAAGGAACATCATAATGGCTACGGAAGCTATACCAAGTCCTAATGTGGCAAAGGTAGATTCATTAACATCTGCTGATTCTAACGACAAAAAAAATAACTTGCCTTCAAACCCACCGGCTTTAGGTGTAGGTATTGTTGAAGGTACAATTGTTGATAATTTAAATTCTCAAATATCTCATGTTTGTGATTTTTCTTTAGATATTCAAAAAAACATTGGGTTAAAAAAATATGTTAAAGCCATCTCTAGGTTTATTAGAGATGGAATTCGTGCTGTCAAACTTGCATTAGGTTTTGGAGAACCATCTGGACTTATTTTTACCGTTATTGAGAAATTAAAAGCTGCAGCTGCTTTTATTAGATATGTTCAAAAAGAATACATTCAACCCGTTCTTGATTTTCAAAAATATGTTCTTGATGTTGTTGTAAAAATAAAAAAACTAATTCAATGGATTTTAAGTTTACCAGCAAAAATATTTGCCATGTTAAAGGGTTGTTTAACAAGACTTTATAAAACAATTGCAAGTATTTTCTCTGACGCTTGGAACGAAGCTACAGCTGAAGAAGCAGCTGACTTTGCCGCACAGAATCCAACTAGCGATTTGATTACTGAACCACCAGGAACACCTGAAGAAGGATCTTTTTCTGAAATAAGAGAAGCTGTTAGTGATTTAAATCGTGCTAGAAATGAACTTACTCAAGGAGTAGAAACTGTTGTTAAAGATACTGTAACAATATTAGCTTCTGCTACAAATTTAACTTCCGTTTCAACCACAGATGGTGGTGATTTAGATTCAGAATTACTAACAGAAATTCTTGTTGAAGTTGAAGAATCATCAACTAACGCTACGCTTGTTGCTGAAAATAATATGAATAGTGTTTCTGGTATTATTAATAATAGTAATGGAGGATAATTATGGCAACGTATGAAAGACCTCCAATTGAAAGCACATGGATTGAACCAGAATCAGTTGCCAACGATGAAACTAAACCAGAGTATCCATATAACAATATTCAACAAACTGAAGGCGGACATTCATTTGAAATGGATGATACACCTACTCGTGAAAGAGTTCGTATTCAACATGGTAAATCAAAAAACTTTATTGAAATGCACCCCAATGGTGACCAAGTTGTAAAAATATTTGGTGATGGTTATGAAATTGTAGCTAAAAATAAAAATGTTTTAATAAAAGGTGTTTGTAATATTACTGTGCGTGGTGATTGTAATATGGAAGTTTTAGGCAATTTTAATCAGTCCGTTACTGGTGATTATAATCTTGCTGTTAAGGGTCAATATAATGTTCGAGCAGTTAAAGATATTTCTATATCAGGTGATGATGATGTATCAATTTCTGCAAATGAAAATACTGGCGGTTCTGTAAGACTTGGTGCTGCAACATCGGTTGATATAAGTTCAGATTTGAATGTGTATGGACCAGCTACTTGTGATTCGCTTGTTGCAACAACACGAGTAACTGGAGGTATGGGTGTTACAGCTGGGCCATATGGATTTACATCTGCTCTTGGAGGACTTTCTCTTGGCAAACCAACTCCAGCAACTCCAGTTGCATTACCGGGCTCTATCACCACGGTGGGACCAATTATTTCTGATGTATCTGTGGCTGCACCTCTTGGTAATTTTTTAATAATGACTTCTGTTTTGATGACGGATATAGTTAATACCACAATGTATAATTTTCACCAGCATCCTGCACCAAGAGGAATTACAGGATTTCCAACTTTGCCAATGATTTAATTTATAATGGAGAAATAAAATGACAACAATAGCAAACTCAGCAGGAGTTTTTGCAAGACTTGGATACAACTTTGATGATCCAAATGAAACCATACAAAATTTTTCAGACGAAACAAAAGCACAATTAAATGCAGTTCCTGCTTTGCTTACTTCTTGGGCTGGAAAAGATTTAGCAACTAGTAATGTAAGCGGATATTATAAAAACCCTGTGGCTACAGATGTGCAAACTATTAGTAATTCTGCAAATTCAATTATTTCACTTGTTACTGCAGCCAATGGATTACAAGGATTAACGGGAACAATTACTACTTTATTTGCTAATATTGCAAATACTAATTTGGCTACTGTTTGCCAATCTTATAAATTACATACTGATAGGCTTTCAGGCCTAAGAAATTTTGATGATGATGTGGGTGCCAATACTTCAGCCATTTACACCTCACCATATAAAGATCCAGCAATTGGTTATGGCAAATCAGCAATGTATCTTGTTAATCAAACAGATGGAATCGTTAACACCGCACCAATTTTAGGTAGTTTTACCAGTCTTTTTGTTGGTCCACAGATAAATGCAAACTCAAGTATAATTTCAACTTACTATAATATAATTAATAATAGTATAACAATAACACAAGACACAAGTGGAGCTTACTCAAACACAGTCCACACCTCAAACCTTTCTTTATCGGTAGTTACAACAATTGATAGCCAGCTGGCGAACACCACTATATTTTTGGCAAACAGAGAAAATCACGATAAAAATTATTATGCCAATCTAAAAGCTGTGTCGGAAGATTATCAAGAGCTTCGCAAATTACAAAATTTGGGAGAATCAGAAAGCACTTTGATTGAAGATTATATTGGAACAGACAAACTACTTTCTAGGCTGAACGCATAAATAAGATATGGCAACCGTAACCACAAATATCGCTCGGGAATATAGTGATTTAGACTTAAATTTTACTATTCATCCAGTCAAAAAAGACATAAACCGCCATGTTGGTGATATGGCGGTCATCAATTCTATAAAGAATTTGGTGTTAACTAATCACTATGAGAGGCCATTTCAACCAGACATTGGTAGCAATATTCGCCGACTTTTGTTTGAAAATATGGACACAATTACGGCTTCTTCCATAGAAAGAGAAATAGAACAGACAATATCAAACTACGAACCTAGAGCTAGAGTTTCAAGAATTAATGCTATTGCAGATTTTGACAGAAATGGGTTTAAAGTAGAGATGGAATTTTTTGTTCTGAATAGAACCGACCCAATTACAATTAATTTTTTCTTAGAACGGATTAGATAAGAAAATGGCTAACGCTCGTTTACAGATTTCTGACCTTGATTTTGACCAAATCAAGACAAACCTAAAAGCATATTTAAAACAACAATCTCAATTTCAAGACTATGATTTTGATGGTGCTGGATTAAATATTCTTTTAGATATTCTTGCTTATAATACCCACTACAATTCATACTACTTGAACATGGTGGCTAATGAAGCATTTTTAGATACCGCTTTACTAAGAGATTCGGTTGTTTCTCACGCCAAAACTTTAGGTTATATTCCTTTTTCTGTTACTGCACCACGAGCAATCGTTAATGTAACTGTGAATAGTGGAACAACAACACCTGAAACATTGACTATTCCAAGAGGGTTTACATTTAGTTCAAATTTAATTGATAGTCTTTCTTATAATTTTGTTGTATTAGAAGAAACCACAGTAACAAAATCCAACACTTCTTTTTTCTTTGAAAATTTGGACATTTATGAAGGTTCATTGGTAAGTTATGTTTTCAATTATACTGAAAACTCTAATCCAAAATCTGTATTTGTATTACCTGATAACAATATTGATACAACAACAATTTCTGTATCCGTATCACCAAATGTGGGAAATACATCAACACAAGTTTATAATCAAGTAACAGATATTCTTGATATTACTTCAACATCTAATGTTTATTTTTTACAAGAAAGTAAAAATGGAAACTACGAAATTTATTTTGGTGATGGAGTGGTTGGCAAAGCACTTAATGATGGTGCAGTTGTTACAGTAACATATTTGGTTACCAATGGTGTTGCTGCCAATCAAACGAATGGTTTTGTTGCCGCTTCTTCAATTGGCGCTTATTCTGATATCGTTGTTGATGTTGTTGATGTAGCATCTGGTGGTTCAACTCGTGAAACAGTCGATTCAATTAAATACTCAGCTGCAGCTCAATATGCAACACAAAATCGTTTAGTTACTGTTAAAGATTATGAATCGTATATTAAGAGTAAATACCCAAGTGTAGATTCTTTATCCGTTTGGGGTGGCGAAACTGAAACTCCAAAAGTTTTTGGTAAAGTTTATATTGCACTAAAACCAAAAGCAAATTATTTTATTTCTGAAACTGAAAAACAAAGAATTATTGATGATATTATTAACCCAAAAGCAATTGTATCAGTAAGTGCAGAAATTCGTGATGCACAATTTTTATATTTAATTGTTGAAAACCGAGTTCAATATGACCCAAAGAAAACATCTTCAGATGAAGGCAGTATTAAAACAAATATTCGTCAAGCTATTTTAGATTACCGTGATACCAATTTGAATAAGTTTGCTGGTACATTTATTCTTTCAAAATTACAAGACTCTATTGATGCTACGAATGGTGATTCAATTATTGGATCAGAAACCGTTGTCCGTGTTCAACGCCGATTTACACCTCAATTAAATGAATCTGTAAGTTATACAATTAAATATAATGTTCCTATTCATCGTGGAACACTAACAAATAAATTAACATCAACATTATTTACAGTATTTGATATTACTGGAACAGTAAGAACGGCTCAATTTGATGAGGCTCCACAATCTTTTACTGGTATATCTTCAATTCAAATTACCAATCCAGGAACAGGATATACAACCACACCAACAGTTACAATTACTGGCGATGGCACAAATGCAACAGCTGAAGCAGTAATTGTAAATGGTAAAATTCAAAATATTAATATCACTAATCGTGGTACTGATTATACTCGTGCCACAGTTTCAATTACTGGCGGTAACGGATATGGTGCAGAAGCGCTTGCTGTTATTGATGGTAAAACAGGTACACTTAGAACAATTTATTATGATAGTTTAGCACAAAGGCAGATTATTAATTCTAATGCAGGAACTATTGATTATGACAATGGAATTGTAACCATTAATAACATTCGGTTTTTAAGCATTGATTCTACTGATGGATTAATTCGTCTATCAATTGAATCTGAAAAAGGAATTATTGAATCAACAAGGGACACAATTCTTACCATTGATGAAGATGATCCAATAGCAATTTCAACAATATTAGAAAAGAAATATAGTTCATAATGGCTGACCAAAAAACATCGTTACTGATTAATCGTCAGGTACCGGAGTTTGTTCGTGAAGAACATCCTAATTTTATTGCTTTTTTGGAAGCATATTATGAGTTCTTAGAAAACAAACAAGGCACAAAAAAGAATGACTTAATAACTAAGTCAAAAGACCTTCGTTATATCTCCGATGTTGATTATTCTATTGCAGAATTTGAAAATAACTTTTTCAATACCTATGCTAGTTTAATTCCTCGTAATGTTGAGGTAGACAAAGGCACTCTAATCAAACAAATATTGCCTTTGTATTTGGCTAAAGGTAATCAAAAATCTTTTCAACTTTTATTCCGTCTTTTATTTAATGAAGAAGTAGAAGTTATTCAACCAAATTTAAATGTTTTGCGAGCTTCTGATGGCAAATGGTTGATTGAAAATGCATTTCGTATTTCGCAAAGTGTTTACAGTAATTATACTGGTAACGGAACAAAAACAACATTTAAATTAGCTCAAGTTGCTGCGGCAGAAACAATTGCCGTATATGTAAATGGAGTTTTGAAAACCGAAGCCACAGATTATTATGTTCGCAAAGAATCCAGAAAATTAATATTCAACTCTGCTCCGGCAAATAATTCTGAAATAAAAGTTTTATATAATGATTTTAATTTTGAAATTTTAACAAACCGTAAGTTGACCGGGTCAGATTCTTCTGCTACAGCTTTAGTAGAAAGGGTTTCACAAAAAACAGTTAATACTGTTCCTATTTTTGAACTTTATGTAAACAAAAAAACTCTCCTTGGAGAATTTACAACAGGCGAAAATGCAACATTAGATATTATAGATCCAGATGATGGTTCGTTAATTGAGATAGAAGTTTTAGGGTTAGCTTCACTTAGAACAATTAACATTATTAATGGTGGTGCAAGTTATAATGTTGGAGATCCAGTAACAATTACTGGAGGCAACCCTACAAATCCAGCAACTGCCGTTATTTCAGAAGTATTTTCTGGATTTATTAATAAAATTCAAGCTTTAGCTGGCGGTGCCGGATTTAAAGTTGGTTCAAATGTTTATGTGGTTGGAACGGGCGCAGCTTCATTAACTCTTGCTATTGATGGTGTTGATGTTTCTGGTCAAAACACAGCAAATGTTTTTGTTGTTAATACTGATAGAATTGCTGATTATGGAAGTATTGCAATTAATGCTGCCAATTATGGATTCAATGCTTCAATTGTTACTGAAAATGTTAATTCAAAAATTATTGATGCTTTAAGTTTTCAGAATGTTACAAGTATTGGTGCAATTACCAATGTGGCAATTTTATTTGCCAATGCCGCATTTGCTTCTATTCCAACATTAGATGCTGATTCTGCACCGTTTCAAGCAAACGGCACAACGCATCAAGTTTTAAGCACATATTCACTAGGTAGAATTGAAATTAATAATGGCGGCAGTGGATATGCCATTGGAGATGAATTATTATTCACACAAAAATCTATGACTTTTGGTATTGGTGGAGCTGCAGCCGTAACCAATGTGTCACCAACAGGTGCAATTACTAAAGTAGAATTACAACCATCAAGAATTCGTGGTACCGCAAATACTTTTGGCAATTCAAATGTAACAGTTATTGGAACTAATACTGTATTTCAAGATGATTTACGAGTTGGTGACCGAATTATGGTTAACAATGAACCTCGTTATATTAATTCCATTTCATCCAACACCTCATTGAATGTTAATGTTAATTTTAATTATGCTACAACTAACAAAACAATTGGTAAATTTGGTGATTACCCAATAGGCGGTCAAAATTATGATGCTAAAAAATTACCAACAATCACGATTTCATCAACAGCTGGATCTAACGCTAATTTGACTGTATCGGCTTTAATGGGTGATGGTGAGAATTTGTTAGCACAATCTGACCAGAACCCTGGTGCTATATTAAAAATAAGAATTACTGATGCTGGTGAAGGATATGAATTTGCACCACAGATTAGTTTGACAGCATATGGTGATGGAACAGCTACAGCAAACACAGAAATTGAACCAAGTTATATTACTTTTCCTGGTCGTTGGACAACATCCGATTCTTTACTGTCGAGTTCAGAAAGAGTGATCCAAGGTCGTGAATACTATGTTGATTATTCATATTTACTCTCATCTTCGGTAGAATTTAGTAAATTTAAAGATGTGTTCAAAGATTTAATTCACCCAGCTGGATTCATTGATTATGCAGAATATAAGATTAATGAAACAATTAATACCACTATTGACAAAACGGCTTTAAATGTGGCAAATACTATTGCTGGAACAGTCAATGTAAATAGTAGCATCTATATAACTGGCACAAACACGAAATTTAATATTTCTAATAGTTTAGGTGTGTTAACAATAGGTTCTCAAATTGCTGTTAATTCACAAATTAGATATGTTAATGCTATTTACAGTAACACGGTAGCAACAGTAAATTCTGCATTTACGATAACTTCAAACGGCGAAACCCTTGTAATTGTTACATAAATAGAATATTAAACCATGGCAACTTTTTATACTTCCAAAAAACTCTCGTTTAATAACGCAGAACAATTCAAAGAATCGTTCTATGAACCGGAACCAGCTACAGTTGGTTATGTGTTCATTGGAAATCATGTTCCGTATGCAAACGAATCTTCTCCAAATTCCATAGTTGATTCTTCTTTTGATGAGAAATCTGTATGGGACAATATGTATGCGGCCAAACGCATTACTGGTAATGATGTGGAATTGGTTGTTCCTCGTGTAAATTGGACAACAGGAAAAAGATACAAACAATTTGATGACAAAATATCAATTGATACATTATTGACGGCTGATTCTGGTGCTGGTGGTAACAGTCAACCGATGTATATTTTGACTTCTGCCAGAAACGTATATAAGTGTTTATCTAATAATGCAAACTCTATTTCCACAGTAGAACCGACTGGAGATTATTCTACGGCTAACGGAACAATCTTTACAGCAGATGGCTTTATTTGGAAATATATGTATAATGTCAAACCATCTAATCGGTTTTTGACAACAGATTGGATTCCAGCTCCAATTTCTATTGCAAAACTAGACTATAATGTAAGTTCAACAAACTTAATTGATGGTGAATTAACAACAATTATAGTTACTGGCGGAGGCAAGGGATATGCTGAACCTTCAATTACCGCAACGGCGTTTGTATCAGGAGTAACTACAATTGCTCTTGCAAATACTACAAATGTGGTTGCAAATATGGCAGTAACCGGAACAGGTATTGCTTCTGGAACAACTGTAACAACTGTAAATCCAAATACAAGTTCAATCATCATATCAACTGCCACTACCGCAAATGGTGGCGGAACAACAGCAAATAACCTCACATTTAAAACAAGAGTTTATATTGACGGCGATGGAACTGGAGCAATAGCTTCTGCCAATATTACAAATAGTGCAATATCAAAAATAACAATAGATGTTTCTGGAACTGGATATTCGTATGCCAATGCAACAATTTATGGATCAGGAACATCTGGTGCAACACCTGGTGCAAATACGGCAAATGCCAGAGTCATTATTACTCCTAAATTTGGCCACGGTTTCAATCCTGCAAAAGAGTTAGATGCAACGAATGTTATGGTTGTCGAAAGAATTGGGTCAGTTGATGCTACAGAAAATGGTCTAATTTCAACATCCACCTCATTTAGACAGTATGGACTTTTAAGAGATCCGTATAAATACGGTAATACTTCACCTGTGATTAGTTCAAATGCAAATACAGTTATTTCGCAAACCACAAATATAACTTTAATTGCTGGTACAAACTTTGAGTTAAACGAGTTTGTTTATCAGGGAGCTTCTTCTAATAGTGCCTATTTTTATGGGTTTGTAAATGCTCAATCAGCAAATGAAGTTAGATTGACCAAAGTGAAAGGAACAGTATCAGTTGGTGGCACATTAATTGGTGCAAATTCTGGTATAAACAGGACTGTTGTAAAATTGACCAATCCTGAATTTCAACCATATACCGGTGATATATTGTATGCTGAAAATATTCAAAAAGTTACACGAGCAGATGGACAAGCTGAAAATGTTAAGTTTGTTATTAGATTCTAAGGAAAATAGTTAATGTCGTTAAATACCAATTTTAATGTCAATCCATATTATGATGATTTTAACGAAGATAAGAAATTTCTTCGGATATTGTTTAAGCCTGGTTTTGCTGTTCAAGCTCGTGAATTAACACAATCTCAAACTCTTTTACAAAAACAAGTTGAGCGTTTTGGCGAACACGTTTTCAAAAACGGTTCTGTCGTTTCTGGTGGTCAACTGTTCATCCATGATTCCACATATTTAAATGTGGCCACAGATTATGCTGGTACAGCGGTTAATATTAACAATTTTAACGGCAAAACAATTACCAATTTGGCAGGAACAAAAACTGGTCAAGTTGTGGTTGTTTATGATGCTGATGCTGGTACTGGTGATCCAAAAACAATCTTTGTAAAACAAATTTCAGGAACAGCTTTTGCTGCTGGTGATACAATTACCACAGTTGAAGCTGCTCCAGTTTTTGCTAATGTTTCAACAGGTGGTGTTGGAACTGGCAAAACATTTTCTGTAAGTGATGGTGTTTATTTTTATGATGGTTTTTTCATTAAAAACAGTTCTCAAACAATAGCACTCAGTAAATATAATACATCTGCCAATGCAAGAATTGGTTTTGAAATTACAGAATCTATTGTTGAATATACACAAGATACTTCTTTGTTGGATCCAGCACAAGATGCTTCTAACTTTCAAGCTCCAGGTGCCGACCGATTTAAGATTGAACTAATTCTTTCTAGCAGAACGCTTGATTCTACCGATGACACGCAATTTATTGAGTTAGCTAGAACTGTAAATGGAACTCTATCTTACGCATTAATTTATCCACAATATGCTGTGTTAGAAGATACTTTAGCACGCAGAACATATGATGAATCTGGTAACTATACTGTTCGACCATTCAAACTTGCATTAGAAACAAGTGCAGCTAATACTGCAAAGGCTAACGTCATTCTATCGCCAGGTAAAGCATATGTTTACGGTTATGAATTTGAAACCATTGCACCAACAACAATTACATTTGATAAACCAAGAACAACCGATTCAGTAAATAATAAACGACTGACTGCTGACTATGGTTATTATGTGTATTCAAATACACATTTTGGTTCTTTACCAATTAACAGTTTACAAACAGTAGATTTACATTGTGTATCAAATAGCACAATCAATGTGGCAACTGCTGGTACAATTACTAATACTAAGATTGGTACAGCTCGTGTTAAATCTATTGCATTTGATTCTGCATCCAATACACAAAATTCTTCAACATATACCTATCGCACATACTTGTTTGATGTGAATGTTGGTTCTATTACAGGTGGTAATGTAGTTGTTTTAGGAACAAATACAGGTTATGTTCAGATTGCAAATAGTATAACTGGTTCACAATTATATTCTACTGCTAATACCGCTTATATTGGTGCCAAGTTTAGAGTTATTGCTGGTCCTGGTGTTGGTGAAACACCAAAAACAATTACCAATTACAATGGTGCAACTCAGACAATTCAACTTTCTGAGCCTTTTATTACTACACCAAATTCATTATCTAACTGGTCTATTGACTTTGAAGTTAATGATGTTAAGTCATTATCAATAGTTAGCGGTACAACTCGTCTTGCCGCAGCTGATATTGATACTTCATCTAAAGATCCAGCTTCAACATATAACGACACATTTATTTCAGATAGCAACCTTGAGCCATTATTGTTTAATCTTGGCCAAAACTATATTGCACAAAATACAATTGCTGATTTTTCATACTCGTATAAGCGTCTGTATGCATCTCAGTCATTCTCATCTTCAGATTCTCCAGCATTAACTGTTGGTACAGGTGAAACAATTTCTGCTGCCACAAGTTCTTCTGCTAAAGCTGAGAATTATCAAATTGTTGTAACAACTGCCGGCACATCACCATATACTGTTGGCCAAATTATTCCTGCTAACTTATATACTGTTGATACAGGTACTCGTAAGATTACTGTTACCAATGGTAACAATATGGTTGCAAATATTACTGCAACAATTGATGCAAGTAATCCTGGTTCAAAAGGCAAAACATATGTTGGTGCCAATGCTACTGTGCAAACATCTGGCGGCACAAGTATTTTTGCAAATAATGGAGTAATTCTTTATACTGCAAATGGTCAAGTTCATATTATGGCCAACACAGTTTATAAAACTCCAGGTACAGTTCAATCATTATTTGTTCCTGATGTAATTGAATTAGTTTCCGTTTTAGACTTTAACAATAATCAAATTACTGTTGCTAACTCAGCAAGTGCAATTGATGTTACAACACGATACACATTAGATACTGGTCAAAGAGATTCATTGTATGACCATTCATCTATTAGATTGAAAGCTGGTTCAGCTGCACCTACTGGTCCGTTAGTTGTTAAATTTAATCGTTTCAATTCATCTGGCGCTGGATTCTTTACCGTAGATTCTTATGTTGGATACGATTACGGAAGTATTCCTTCTTACACAACTCAGGCAACCGGGCAAGTTTATCAATTAAGAGATTGCCTTGATTATAGACCTGTTAGGTCGATACCCACATCAGCAGCGACAGCAAACACCGTCAGCTTTGATGTTGATTCAACCACGACTGGTCCTAAGATTCCAGAGAATGGTTCCGACATACTTTTAGACTATCAATATTATCTACCAAGAACGGACAAAGTAATATTGAATAAGAATCGTACCTTTGAAGTTCTCCAAGGCAACCCATCGTTAACTCCTGTTCAGCCAAACGATAAAGATGGTGCGATGACAATGTATATTCTTCGTGAGCCTGCCTATGTTGCCAACACATCTGATATTGATGTTGAATATGTTGATAACAAACGCTATACAATGCGTGATATTGGTAACCTTGACAAACGAATTGGCAACTTAGAATACTATACTTCACTTTCTTTGCTTGAACAAAATGCATTGAACAAACAAGATTTGACTATTTTGGATTCTACAAACTTACCACGATTTAAAAATGGTATTGTTGTAGATTCTTTTGATGGCACTTCTGTTGCTGATGTAACTAATAATGACTATTCTATTGCTGTTGACCCTAAGAGAAAAGAAATTAGGCCAACATTTAATATTACATCACACCTATTAACATTTGATTCAGCGAATTCATCTAATTATTTGAAGGCTGGTCCAATTGTGATGCCTACAGCAACACATACTGTTTTTGTTGACCAAAATAAATCTTCAAAAGTATATAATATTAACCCATTTAATATTGTAAACTACATTGGTAAAATTCAATTAGACCCACCATCAGATGTTTGGATTGATACAGACAAACAACCAGATGTTCTTGTAAACCTTGAAGGTGATAAAGACGCATGGGCTTTAATTACACGAGATGCTTACAGTTATGAATGGGGTAATTGGGAAACTTATTGGACAGGAACAACAAGTTCTTCATATGTTGCTGATAGGCGCCCAGCACTCGTTCAAGTAACAACTACAACGACAACACAAAACCAAACTCGCTCTGGTGTATTCTCGCAAGTTGTACCATCAACAATCACTCAATCCTTGGGTGACCGTGTTATTGATGTGTCAATTATTCCTTATATGCGTGACCGTGGTATATTGTTTACTTGCTCTGATTTCAAACCAACCACAGAACTTTTTGGTTTCTTTGATAACATTAGTGTAAACAAATACATTGCTCGTGCAAACAAGTTTACATTAAGTTCTAATAACTTGGGTTACATTACACAGTCTGGTAATGCAGAAAAAGTCAATGTAACTAATACTGCAACAAGTACCGTTAATGCAACAGCATTTGTTGTTCGCACATCAAATAGAGAAGCATTTGTAGTTAATTTGAATCCATCAACATTGTTGAATGGCGCAACTATGAATTTGGTTGGCCAATCTAGTGGCACAACAATTAAGATTAATGGGTATGACCATTATTCTGGATTTGTAACTTCTGCCACATCTAACACAATCGTATTGTCTGTGGATGCTACAAGTGCAAATAATACTGGTGATTATGCTGGTTCAACAGTTTATATTGTGTCTGGAACTGGCGCTGGTCAATCTGCCACAGTTTCTTCTTACACCGCAGGAACAAGAACATTAGCAATTGTTGGAACATGGACAACCACGCCAACATCCAATTCTATTTACTCAATTGGCAATTTAACAACAACATCTGCAGGCGATGTTGCTGGTGTGTTTAATATACCAAATGGAATATTCCGTATTGGTGAGAAAAACTTCCGATTGATTGACACCTCAAGTGGTGATATTGGTTCTTCATCTACAAATGGAGATGCCACATTTTTTGCACAAGGTATTTTACAACAAACAGAAAACACAATTATTTCTGCAACTGTTCCAACAATTCAACGTGTTGCTGTTAAAGATAATCGTGTTGTTACGACAACAGCTGTTACTGAACGTGTTGTTGGTTGGTATGACCCATTAGCACAAACATTCTTAGTATCTCCTTCAAATTATCCACAAGGTATTTTTCTATCTAAGGCTCGTTTCTGCTTTAAGACAAAAGATCCAACTGTACCTGTTACATTACAAGTTCGTTCTGTTGTAAACGGATACCCATCAACATCTTTGATTTATCCATATTCAACAGTTACATTAACACCAGATAAAGTTAAGACAACTACATCTCCTAATTTGGATGATGCAACCAAATACACAGAATTTGTATTTGATTCTCCATTGTTCTTGCAACCTGGCGAACATTGTTTTGTATTGTTATCTAACTCTAACAAGTATGAAACATATTCAGCTGAAATTGGTAAATTAGATACAGTATCAGGTCGACAGATTTCAGAACAACCATATCAAGGTTCATTGTTCTTATCACAAAACGGTTCTACATGGACTGCTGAGCAAAACTCAGATTTGATGTTTAGATTGTTCCGTTATACATTTGATACTGGCACAACGCAAACACAATTTAATGTTAACTATCCATCGGCTAATACAGTATATGACTTAATGCATTTGATTGCAACTGGCATATCTGTTGAGAATACATCAATCACATATCAGTTCAATTCTGAGAAAGCTGTGACTGGCGGTAAAACAGGCTTCTTGCCATTTACTCCGTTGACTGATTACCCAATGACCGATGGTAATGGACGCCGTGTATTAACAACAACTGCTAACACAACATTGACAGTTAGAGCTACAATGGCAACCAGCAATCCTGATATTGCACCATTCATTGATACTTCTCGCATAAGTCTGATTGCGGTTGAAAACATCATCAATGATTTGCCATTAAGTAATTCTGATATTGTATTGTCAAGTGGTGGTACAGGTTACTCTACTAATGCCAATGCTGTTGTAACAATTACTGGTGGTGGCGGTTCAGGTGCAACTGCAGCTGCTGTTGTAACCGGTAATGTGGTTACTTCAGTATATCTAACGGCTGCTGGTTCTGGTTATGAAACATCACCAACGATTACTCTTGTAGATGCAAATACAACACCAGGTACCGGTGTAACAATTACCTATAACGGTGAAGATAAGAAATCTGGTGGCAACTCTAATGTTCGTTATATTACTCGCAAGGTTAATTTAGCAGATGGCTTTGACTCTGGTGATTTGCGTGTCTACCTAACGGCATACAAACCATCCAATTCAAATATTCGTGTTTACTATAAAGTGTTGTCTATTTCTGACCCTAATGCATTTGAAGATAAAAACTATCAATTAATGACACAATTGAATAATACCAACTTTGTGTCAAATAGCTATAATGATTATCGTGAAATCTCGTATGCTCCAGGTGTTAATGGCACAGCAAACAATTCTGTAACCTACACTTCTGGTTCAACAGCATACAATTCATTTAGAACATTTGCCATTAAGATTGTATTGACTGGAACTAATACTACCGATGTTCCTAAGGTGCGTGATTTCCGTGCAATTGCTTTACCTGCAGGTAGTTAATTATGTTTGCTAAAGTAAAAGACCACGAAAACTTAGTAAGAGATATGAACTCCAAAGCGATTCTAAATACAGATAAATTAGCTTTGCAAGAGTATTATCAGAAAAGAGAAATGGCAAAAAAAGAACTATCTGAAAAAGTAGAATCAAAACAACGCCTAGATAAAATAGAAAACGAAATGTCAGAGATAAAAGACTTGTTGCGTGAGCTGATTGGCAGAGGTAAATAATGGCAGCCAATACAATAAATCAAATAACCACAGCGAATACATTCCAGCAGTGGTTGACAGCCACTTCTTCATTGATTGCCACTGCCAATTTAATTACAAATGGCAATGGTCAAACATTTTATGCAAATACAATACTGGAGGTTTCTGGAACTGGCGCTCGTTTAAATGTCAACACCTCTGGTTTCATTGAAACTTTTTATAGTAACACCGCAAATTTATTGACTGCCAATGTTCAAACTTTAGTTGGAACTGCAAATACCGCAATTTATAATAGAATTTTAGCTGTTGAAGCTTCTGCTTTAGCGTTCTCAATTGCACTTGGATAAATAGATAAATAACAAAGAATAGGAATTTTTTTCATGCCAAATACATTTAAGAATTATTTTTTAAAAAATGCAGGAACAGCTGCAGCTAACGTGTATGCTCCAGCAGCAGCCACACAGGCTACGGTGATTGGTTTAACAATTGGAAATACAACCGCTTCTCCAATTACTGCAAATGTGACCGTAGTTTCTGGCGGAACAACACACTTTATGGTACAACAAGCAACCATTTCAAATGGTGGTGCTTTGGTTCCAATTGGTGGAGACCAAAAGTTAGTGCTAGAATTTGGAGATTATTTGCAGGTGCAAACTTCTACAAATAACTCAGCAGACTGTATTTTATCGGTTTTGGAGATAACCTAAAATGGCATACATTGGCAACGAGCCTGGTGTAGGTTCTTTTATTGTTGCGACCGAAAGGTTCAGCGGTACAGGTTCTTGCACACAATTTACCTTAACACAAACTGGTATTCAAGATGCCAATGCAATTGAAGTTCTTGTAAGTAGTATTCAACAAGACCCAATTAATTCATATTCTGTTGCTAATGGTGTAATCACATTTACTGAAGCTCCTCCTTCAGCAGCAAATAATATTATTGTTACCTATCGTGCAACAACGGTAATTACATATAACAATATTCAAAATTCACAGATTCCTGATGGCACGATTACTGCAAGCAAATTAGCTTCTGGAGTTTTACCTGATGCAAAAGCAAACTCAGCAGCAATCTATGCTAACTCTGCTTTCTTAGCAGCCAATACTCCAAGTAATGTGGCTAATTCGGCCGCACTATATGCTAACTCTGGATTTACAGCAGCAAACTCCGCAAGCGGTTATGCTAATTCAGGATTTGCGGTAGCCAATTCAGCCGCTAGTTACGCTAACTCTGGTTTTGCTGTAGCCAACTCAGCATCATTGTATGCTAATTCAGGATTCGCAGTAGCTAACTCTGGTGCTTTGTATGCTAATTCAGGATTTGCAAAAGCAAACACGGCAGCATCCACTGGCAAAGCAATTGCCATGGCTATCGTATTCGGTTAAAAAAGGAAAATTAAATGGCATCTCCAAACATCGTAAACGTTGCAACAATTAGAGGCAACACCAACGTTGCTACATTAGGTGCAACGAGTGGAAATATCGTAACAAACGCAGCCTCATCTGGTAAAGTATTTAAAATTAATACTGTTATTCTATCAAACTTTGATGGCACAACTGCTTATGACGCTACTCTCACATTGTATTCTGCTCGTGCCGGTGCAACTAAGAATTTAGTCAGTACCGTTTCTGTACCAGCAGACGCTTCTTTGATTGTTATTGATAAGACAACATCAGTATACCTAGAAGAAGGTGATATTATTGCTGGTTTAGCTTCAGCAGCATCTAAGATAGATGTTACTATTAGCTACGAAGATATTTCTTAATATACAATCTAGGTTATGACTAAAAGATACACCGGCGGTGTAATTTCATCTTCTTTGCCAACTGTGAACGCAGCTGGTGCTTCAGGTGTATTTCTTCTTTCCCAGCAAGCGGACTATCAATCACGAAACTCTTGGCCTCCATTTAAGGTGGAAGAATCGCTACGGTTTCGTGGTGCAGCTTCTGCTAAATTATCAAGAACAGTAACAACATCTTCCGCAAGCACAAAAGGAACTTTTAGTGCTTGGATAAAACGAGGCAAAGATTACGATTCCAATAATAACGGAGCTCTTGTCGCTGCTGCTGATAATTATTATTATGGACAATTTTATCAACAAACTGTTTATTTTGGTGATACAACATATTATCTGAATACGGCTGCGGTATTCCGTGACCCAGCGGCTTGGTATCATGTCGTGTTCGTTATTGATACAACGCAAGCAACTTCTAGTAACCGAATGCAAATTTGGGTAAATGGTATTCGCCAAACCTCGGGTTCTTTTGCTGTATATCCAACATTAAACTATACTTTTCCGTTTTTAAACAATGTGCAAGCATGGTACATAGGTGGCAGAGCTTCCGATGGTTTTTTTGACGGCTATATGTCCGAAGTTTACTTTGTTGATGGATTGGCATTAACTCCAAGTTCATTTGGTGCCACAGACAAAGATGGTAACTGGTCTCCGATTGCTTACACAGGCACATACGGAACAAACGGATTCTATCTCAATTTCAGAGATAACACTTCTGCTACAACCATGGGTTATGATTATTCTGGTAACGGAAATAACTGGACACTAAATGGTTTCAATGTAAGCACAGCAAATACAACATACGACATTATGATTGATGTGCCTGAGGATCAAGATAGTGCAAATGTTCGTGGTAATTATGCAACATTAAATCCTTTAGATTATCTCAATACCAACACAGGAAGTTTAACTTTAACAAATGGTAATTTGCTTGTAACCCGTTCAACTACGGCTTATGGTGGCTTCCCAGCAACTATGGCTTTGCCAAGTTCAGGTAAATTTGCATTTGAATTTACTGCAAGCCAAGCATTTAATGGTTCTACAAATGAAGCCTATTTTGGTATTGGTGTTCAAAGTAATGGCACATTTACCAATTCTTCTGCAACTGGATATGTTAGCGATTACTACACCGCAGTAAATATTACTGGTGGCACAGGTGCTGTTTATAAAAAGTTTTCAGGTGGTTCAAGCACTTCTCATTATGCTGGCACTGGTGCAGTAAGCTCAGGTGATGTATTTCAATTTCTTGTAGATATGACAAATGGTACTGTTGATATTAAAAAAAATGGTTCTGCTTATGGTTCACAAGTAACTGGATTGCCAAATACTTTAGGTTTATACCCATATATTTCTTTGTATGGATCTGTCAGTATGTCTGCAAATTTTGGCCAAAGTCCATTTGCTTCAGCACCAACATCCGGTTACAAAGCATTAAACACATATAACTTACCTGAACCAACAATTAAGCAACCAAATAAGTATTTTAACGCAACAATTTATTCTGGAGATAGCACTAGCAACCGAGTAATTACAACTAATGGTGGTTCTGATTTTGTATGGATTAAGCGTAGAGATAGTTCAACAAGCCATATTTTATTTGATGCAATTAGAGGTGCTGGCAAAACACTTTATAGTCATTTAACAAGTGCTGAAGTGGACAATGGTGGTTATTATGTTCAAACATTTGGAACTACAAGCTTTACTTTAGGTACTGGAGGAGATGCTGCGGACAATATTACAGGTGGAACTTATGTTGGTTGGAGTTGGAATGCTGGTGGTTCAACAGTAACAAACACATCAGGCTCTATCAGCGCTCAAGTTCGTGCCAATCCAATCGCTGGATTTAGTATTGTTACTTATACAGGCACAGGGGTTACTGGCACTATTGGTCATGGACTTGGTGTTGCCCCAGCAATGATTATTGTAAAAAGCAGAAGCAATGCTTCTAACTGGTATTCATATCATCAATCCATAGGCAATACTGGTGCTGTTGCACTTAACTTAACTAATGCGACTATTACAAGCGCAAATTTTTGGAATAATACATCTCCAACATCTTCAGTATTTACTGCAAGTGCTGGCTCTGCTGAAATTAATGGCAATGGACTAACCTATGTAGCCTACTGCTTTGCTCAAGTCGCTGGATACTCTGCATTTGGCTCATACACAGGTAATGGTTCTACTGATGGTCCGTTTGTTTACACAGGATTTAGACCTAGGTTTGTAATGACAAAACGCACAGACAGTTCTAGTGGTGGTAACTGGACCATAATTGATGGCGCAAGAAATCCATACAATGTAACTAATTTAAGAATGTATGCCGATACCAATGATGCAGATGGTGCAGGGAATATCGTCCATGATTTTGTTTCTAATGGATTCAAAGTTAGGCAAGGTGATAGCAGCACAAACAATATCTCAGGCGGAACTTACATATACATGGCATTTGCCGAAACTCCCTTTAAATACGCTCGCTCTCGTTGAGGAAATAAAATGAAATACGCAATAGTTCACGAAGGAAAAGTAGTAGGTCTACCACAGGTCGGTCATCCATTTGACTGTAATGGTAAACGCTCTGCTCGTTTCCTACAAAATGCCACAGAACAAGAATGTTTAGACATTGGTCTTTATCATTTTGTTGAAGGCACCAAACCTGATTTACGCTTCTATTGGGAAGCAGACCCATCATACACCATTGATGAGAGTACCAAAACAGTTACACAATCTTATTCATTAAATCCACGAATCTATAATGACCGTGAAGAAGTGGATAAAGATAATAATCCAATGTGGGTTAAAGTGTTAGATAATACTGACCCTGCAAATCCACAGATGGTTGATTCTGATAAACGCTTAGTGACCAAAGGTCTGAAAACTATTTGGACTGCCAACTTTAAGAAAACTGTCCATGATTTATTGAAACCAACCGATGCTAAAGTAATGGATGAAACCATTACAGAAGAAGAAACAACATATCGTAACTCAGTAATTATCGAAGGCGACCGCCTTGATACCGCTATTACTGCTTGCACAGATTTGGATGGTCTAATAAATATTGTAAATTCTCAAAACTGGCCTAGAGTAGAAATTTAATGACTTATCGTTATCCTGGTGGATTAGTCCGTAAAACAGCAGCTAATACTTCAATTACTGGAGCTAGCGGTGTTTGGGATTTAGGTTCACAGGCACAGGCAGTTAAAACAAACACATGGCCAATTAGTGGTCTTGCCAATCCAGTTAGTGGTTCATTAAGGTTTAGAAATAGTGCTTCTGCTTATTTAAGCAGAACTCCAACAGTTGCATCAGGTGAAAATCAATGGACTTTTTCAACTTGGGTTAAAAGAGGCATTTTAACTTCTGAGCAATTTATTATTGGTGGTAACACTACAACTTCAGGTGCTGTAAGAAATCAGCTTTTGGTTCTGTTTGACAGCAACAGTAATTTGTGGATTAATGCTTTTACTAACGCTTCAGGATATTATTTTCAAAGAGTTTCAAATGCCGTATATCGTGACCCATCAGCTTGGTATCATTTAGTAGTTCAATTTGACCCTGATAACGGAACTTCTGCAAATAGAATTATTGCTTATATAAATGGGCAACAAGTTTCTTGGGGGACTTCTAGTGATTCAGGTGCGGCTGGAAGCATTTCTTCTTCAGCTTACAGGTCTATAAATAACACTTATCGTAACGACATTAACGGTGGGTATCAGGGTGGTGGCGCACCAATTTATTTTGGTGATGGTTATCAAACAGAAATTAATATGGTTTCTGGAAGCCTTGTTTCAGTCAGTTCATTTGGTCAAACATCACCAATCACAGGTGTATGGGAACCAATCAAATACACAGGCACTTATGGCACCAATGGTTTCTATTTGAGCCTAAGTGATACAAGTTCTATTGGAAAAGATTTCTCTGGTAATGGAAACAACTGGACACCAAACAATATCTCAACGGCCAGTGGTTCAACATTTGATTTAATGCGTGATGTGCCAACTCAATATACACCACAAGGTGTTACTGATGTTGGTGGTGTTGTTCGTGGAAATTATGCAACATTGAATCCGTTAGATTTCACTACTGTTGGAACCATATCAAACGGAAATTTAAGATTTGCTCAATCAACTACCACCGCAAGAAGTGGTAGAGCAACCTTTGGCGTTTCATCTGGTAAATGGTATTGGGAATATACTCATTTAGGCGGTAATAGCTCGCCTGGTATTGGAAATGCTTCAATGACTTTAGATTATTATTGTGGTGGAGATGCAAATGGGTGGTCTTATTTTGTTGGTGGTGGAAAATATAACAACGATGTAGGAACATCGTATGGTGCGTCTTATACAACAAATGATGTAATTGGTGTTGCATTAGACATGGACGCTGGTACATTGGTTTTCTACAAAAATGGAGCAAGTCAAGGAACTGCATTTAGTAGTTTAACTGGAACAATGTTTCCAGCTTTTTCTTCATCTAGCGTATCTAATGTTACATTTACAGTTAATTTTGGCCAACAACCTTTTGCTTACACTCCGCCATCCGGTTTCAAATCATTATGCACCACAAATTTACCAACACCAACGATTGGTGCGACAGTTGCAACGGCTGCCAATAAGTATTTTGATGCTACATTATATACTGGTACCGGTGCAACTTTATCAGTAACGAATGCTGGTGGTTTTCAACCAGATTTTGTATGGTTAAAATCAAGAAGTGCTGCTACAAATCATCAAGCATTTGATGCCGTAAGAGGTGCAACAAAAGTTAGTGTAATCAATGCAGCTGAAGCAGAATCAACTTCAGCAAACACAATTACATCATTTAATTCTAATGGATTTACAGTTGGTACCAACACAGCAATTAATACAAGTTCCGCTACCTATGTTGCTTGGCAATGGTGGGCTGGTGGTTCAACAGTAACCAATACAACAGGTTCAATTAGTGCTCAAGTTCGTGCTAGCACAACAACAGGATTCAGTATTGCAACATATACAGGAAATGGAACAGGCGGTGCAACCATTGGTCATGGTCTGGGTGCCGCTCCTAGTATGTTAATATTCAGAAATAGAGATGCTGCGGACAATTCAGCATTAGTATGGCACACAGGTTTTAATACAAATCAAGGTCAAATGTTATTGTCCTCTACTGCTGCCATTTATAATCCAGGAAATGGTTTGTATTTTAATAGCACAACACCAGGTGCAAGCGTTGTAACTCTTGGAACTTCAGGTGGTACAAACGGTTCAGGTTCAAATATGATAATGTATGCTTGGACACCAATTGCTGGTTTCTCCGCATTTGGCAGTTACACAGGTAATGGTTCTACGGATGGTCCGTTTGTCTTTACTGGGTTTAGACCTAGATATGTGATGGCTAAAGTTTCAAGCACTACTGGGCCTTGGAATATTTTTGATTCTTCTCGTGGAACATATAATGTAAATACACCTGATATATGGGCTAATAGTGCTATCGCTGAAACAGGAAACAATATAGATTTTCTTTCAAATGGATTTAAAATTAGAGATGCCGGTGGCGATTTAAATGGTTCAAGTGCTACTTACATTTACATGGCATTTGCCGAAAACCCCTTTAAAAATAGCTTGGCTCGGTGATGGCAAGACAAAGAAAACCACGAGTTAATTTGACTGGTTATGAAAATGACCATTCAATAGCTTTACGCACAGAAAATCCAAATAAATGGATTATTCAATGTAAATTTTGTGGTAAAGAACATGAACAATCTAGCCGTAATATTCAAAATAACCAAAAATCAATGTCATGTGAAAATTACAAGCCACCAAACTGGTCTGGACTTGAAAGAGCTGACAATATTATGCGTAAACAATATGGAATTTCATTAGAACAATTTAATCAATTGTTAGAAATTCAAAATAATGAATGTGCAATTTGCAAAAAATCATTAAATTCATTAAAACGAAGAATGAATATAGACCATGACCATGAAACAAATGAAGTTCGAGGACTATTATGCACAGGATGTAATACTGGATTAGGTCATCTTGGTGATAATATAGAAGGTCTTAAAATAGCCATTGCATATTTAGAAAATCCACCAATTAATTCTTTAGCGAGATAATAAAATGCAATTAGAAGATACAATAGACGAAAACGGTTTTACACGATTAGGTTACAAATCAACCTATAAGAACTATGTAACGGTTACTAAGAATAATCTGTTAGATAATACTTACTGGATGTTAGTTCGTAAGAAAGAAAGAAACATTGATGTGCCAGCTGAGATTACCACAGAGCGTACCGCAGTTACCACAGAATATAATAGATTGATTGCTGCCATTGAGGCCGCCACGACTAAAGAACAGGTAGATGTGGCTTTCAAGTCTGCTTCTTGGCCAAACGATGACTAAATAGAAGAATAATAGGATAATAAAAAAATGGCTTACATAGGCAACGAAGTAACCTCTATTCCGTTTATCACAGATACCTTCTCTGGTACTGGTGGTCAAACGGCATTTACACTTACCAGAGCACCTGCTGGTACAGCGTCTATTGCTGTCTTTATCTCTGGTGTATATCAACCACCAGGAAATTACACATTAAGTGGAGTTACTCTTAACTTTGCTATTGCTCCATCTTCTGGCACAAACAATATTGTTGTTCTGCATTTAGGTAATGGTTCTGCGGTTCAAGTGCCATCTGATGGTTCTGTAACCATTTCTAAATTAAGCAGTGATGTTTATGGGTATATTAATGCGGCTTTTGCTGTTGCCAATTCTGATACTGCTGTTTCAAATAGTGGTGCGATATATGCCAACTCTGGTTTTGCGGTAGCCAATTCAGCCGCTAGTTACGCTAATAGTGGATTTGCGGTAGCAAACTCTGCAAGCAGTTATGCTAATTCCGCTTTCATTGTTGCTAATAATAGCCTAGGCATTGATACAACTCAAAATACAAACATTACAAATGCTGGTACCTATGCTAACTCCGGTTTTGCAGTAGCCAATAGTGCCGCTGGTTATGCTAATTCTGCATTTGCAAAAGCCAATACTGGTGGGTTAGCACTAACGGATGATACCTCTACAAATGCCACAAGATATCCATTATTATCTACTGCTACATCCGGCACACTAGCAACAGGCAATACATCATCAAGCAAATTAACGTATAATCCATCAACGGGAACATTAACATCAACAATTGTTACCTCAAGCTCTGATTTTATTTTAAAGAAAGATATTGTTACTTTTGAAAACGCTTTGGATGTAATCAAAAGCCTTCGTGGTGTATCTTTTAGATGGAAAGACAATGACACAAAAAATATTGGTTTAGTAGCACAAGAAGTTGAACAAATTTTACCAGAAGTTGTAAAAAATGATTTAGGACTAAAATCTATTAATTATTCTAGTATTGTGGGAGTTTTAGTTGAAGCTATTAAAGAACAACAAACTGAAATTGAAATTCTCAAGAAAAAAATAGGAACAAAAAATGCCAATAACAGTAAGCGGTACACAAATAGCATTTAATGATGCAACAACTCAAACCACTGCTTATCCTGGTGTAGCGGGCGGCGGTTTTACAGGAATGCAAGTTTTTAATAGCCCTGGAACTTTTACTACCCCTGCAAATACTACTAAAGTTCTTGTAAATGCAGTATCTGGTGGCGGAGGAGGTGGAGGCGGTACAAGAGTTTCTTATAGTGGAGGAAATGGTGGCGCTGGCATTGTTGGTCAAGGTATTTATTCAGTATCAGCAAGCTCCCCATATGCAGTAACAATTGGTTCTGGCGGTAACGCTGGTAATTTTGGACCTAACGTTGGGAATGCTGGTGGCTCTGGAAACGCTACTTCTTTTGGTAATTTATTAACGTGTAATGGTGGCAATGGTGGAAATGGTGCAAGGAACGATAATAATGCTCCCCCCAATGGTCCTGGTAATCCTGGTTCTTCAGGCAGTGCTCCACTTGCAACTGTTTCCGCTGATCCTGTTTATTCTTCAACACTTCTTGTTTCTAATAGTGCTGGTTTTCCTGGTTCTGGTGGAAATGCTAATGATGTCAACTCAGGTAATCCTGGTGCTGCAGGGTCAGCAGGCAGGCTTATTGTTTATTTTTAAGGGATTATTATGAAAAGCGCATTAATCGATATTCCATCCACTTTAGTTGTTCAAGTTGAATCGTTAGGTCAAACGTTTCCTGTTGACCCTGCTCATCAATGGGTAGACTGTCCTGATGATATAACTGCTGGCAACTATACATACAGTAACGAACAGTTTACCCCCGTTCCTCAACCTGAACCTGTTCCACCTACAGCAGAACAAAACAAACAGACTGCAATAATTAAATTACAAAGCACGGATTGGACTACTATTCCCGATGTTGGGGATCCAACAAAAAGCAATCCTTATTTAAGCAACGTTCAAGATTTTGTTACGTATCGTAACGCTGTGCGGCAGTACGCAATTACTCCTATAGCTGGAAATATTAGCTGGCCCATAAACCCAACCGAAGTTTGGACAACTGCTTAATGAAGCAAGAACTTTTAAATAACAATTATTTGTTTGTACCAGATTTTTTATCCATACAAGAAACAAGTAATTTATATAAACAGTTTAAACAAGAAGTGCAGCTATACCCAAACAATTTTGATAATAAAGATCCGCAAGCTCCTGGATCTCCATCAATTGGTAACTATGTACCGTTTGTTGCATTAATGTGTGAAAAAACAGCCCATATGAATGAACTAGTCGGGGAAAAATTATTACCTACTTATGCTTATGCAAGAGCGTACAAAAAAGGGGCAGAGTTAAAAAAACATACTGATCGACCAGCTTGTGAAGTTAGCGTTACTGTTCATCTTGGTAGTGACGGAACTTCTTGGCCCATATGCTTTACTAAACCTGACGGATCTATTGTTTCAAAAGATTTAAAGGTTGGGGAAGCTGTAATATACTTAGGTTGTGTATCTGAACATTGGCGAGAAAACGCTTTTACTGGTCAAGAATATGGACAAGTATTTTTGCATTACGTAAGAAGTCAAGGTATGTATGCTAATCACCGTTTTGATGGAGCAAGAAGATGAAACATACTTATATGATTTATGAAGGTGCAGTATCACCCGAAATTTGTGACTCCATAATTAAACAATTTAAAGAAGAAAATTTTATTTCTGGAAAAGTTGGCGCAACTGGAGATCAAGGACGTATAGACACAAAAATAAGAAATACTGAAATTCAATGGGCTTCAAAAAACAGTTTGGTCGAATGTATTATTTCACGATTTATTATTCAAGCAAACCAAGAAGCTATATGGAATTTTGATATTACTGAACCTGAACTTGTTCAAATAGGTAAGTATGAAGAAAATCAATTTTATGAGCAACATATAGACTGCTATATAAAAGGTGGTGATGTAATAGCAACTGGCAACGGCGGTGGAATTATTGTCCCCATGCTATTGCAAAGAAAAATTAGCGCTTCATTGTTACTTAATGATGAATCGGAGTATGAAGGTGGTGATTTATTAATGCTAAATGAAACAATAACAACAAAAAAACAAGGAACTATTATTGTGTTTCCATCATTTATGGCTCATCAAGTTACTCCAGTAACACGGGGTGTTCGTTATAGTGCAGTGTGTTGGATGGCGGGGCCAAAATGGAAATGAATGTAACAATAAACAAATTTGTTGGTATATTTGAAAACGCTTTTTCTAAAGAATACTGCGAAAATTTAATTAAAGCATACGATACTGCCATAGAAGCTGGTTATGGTCGCACCCGTCAAGAGGAAGAACCTTATTCTAAATTGGAAAAAGCTGACACTCAATTATTTACTTCATTAGAAAACATTCAAATACCAATACAAAACATAGCTCTTTTTAATGAAACGTTTTGGAATAAATGTTATCCAATATACGAAAAAGAATTTGCGGCATTAAAAAATTCAGGAAAACATAGTAACTTTTCTTTTAAAATGCAAAAGACAGGTTTGCAAGAAGGGTATCATATTTGGCATTACGAGTCTGCTAGTAGAGAAATGTGTACTCGTTTGCTTACTTGGATGGTTTATTTAAACGATGTGGATGAAGGTGGCGAAACTGAATTTTTGTATCAAAGTATGCGAGTTAAACCGAAACAAGGTACATTACTTATATGGCCCGCTGCATTTACACATACCCATCGTGGCAACCCACCACTAAGTAATGAAAAATATATTGTTACAGGTTGGACTGAATTTTAAGGACTAATATGATTAAAACTATTCAAGACGAATTAGTTGGCTCTGAGTTTAAGCCCCGCCATACCATTGAAATCTACTGCCCCAACTGCGGGTACGACGTTTCTGAAGCTGAGTTAGCTGCCAAGATGTGCAGTGACTGTGGGCATAGCCTAGCCGAACCAGAACAGCACGTAGCTATCGTGGTCGCCAATATGTTTGCTGAAGGTAAATATTAGGTTGCATTAAACACCTAATCAACCCACCGTCAGGTGGGTTTTTTATTACCACTAATACCTGATTTGACTAAATAGAGATAAATCTATTTAATTTCAAGGAGAATTATCATAGCAGCATTTTCAGAATTGCTCATTGAGCAGAATGCCACTTTCTCCACCACAGTTAATGTAGTAGATTCAGCCGGTTCTGCTGTCAATCTCTATGGGTATTCTGCTTCCACTCAAATGCGTAAATCATATTACGCAACATCAGCAACAATAATTACTTCAACCATTACTGGTAATGCTAATGGTGAAATTACTCTTTCTATGACGGCAGCCAATACTGCCAATTTGACACCTGGCCGGCAAGTTTTTGATTTGCTCATTACATCACCCACATCTGTAAAAACAAGAGTAATTGAAGGAATTGTTGTAATATCGCCAGGAGTTACACAATAATGGCTATTACAGGAGTTGTTAAACAACAAGTTAGGTCAACAATTGTAGCACAGAATTTTGCACCAAAACCAAATGTCGCATTAACTGAATTAACAGATGTTAATGTTTCAACAATTCAGAACAATCAAGTGTTACAATACAATTCTGCTACAGGTAAATTTGAAGCGAATACCGTTACTGCTACGGTTGTTGCGGTTAATGGTGGTTCGTTTTAATGGCAAATACATTAATACAAATAAAGTCATCCACATCTAATGCGGCTCCAACCACATTAAATGTAGCTGAACCTGCGTATTCGTATGTAAGTAATACCCTATTCATTGGCACCACAGGAAGTAATGGTGTTATTGCGATTGGTGGTCAGTTTTATGTTGCTCAGCAAGAACTAATATTTGCAAAAACTAATGCCGCTTTTGCAGCTGCTAATACTGGTTCAGGTGCTGCTTCTGCTGGTTTATATGCCAACTCAGCTTTCTTAGTAGCTAATACTCCAAACTATGTAGCAAATTCAGCTGCACTCTATGCTAACTCTGCTTTCTTACAGGCAAACACACCAAGTTATGTAGCTAACTCAGCAGCTGCCTATGCCAATGGCGCATTTGCGGCCGCTAATACAAAATTCAGTTCATCTGGTGGTACAATCACAG